TCATTGATTTCTTCAATAAGACGGATAGCAAGGCTATTTAAAGTGCCTTCATCTAGTTCTTCAGCTAGATTGGCATAAAAATCTAATTCAGAAGGTTTTGGCTCTTCTTGTCCTTCTAATATATCTTGGATTTCAAAGACAGAGGTTCCATCTGGCAAGTCTTCAGTCTTAACGATAGACTCAAGAGGAACCATTTCTGGAGAATTGATAGGCGGTTCTCCTAGCTCTTCCTCTAGGTTTAAGCGAAAAATAGATGACATTCAGGTGCCTTATTGACCATGAATCAATTACAGCATTGTGTATTAATGACTTATTAATGTCAAGTTTGAATATTGGTCTTTGAGAGGCAAAAAAAAGCAAAAAAGAAGCAAGAGACTTTTTTAAACCAATATAAGAGAAAAAAGTATTAATATTTCAATGGATTGAAAAAAGCAAAAAAGAAGCAAGGGGGGTGGCAATTTGTACCTACCCTTTATTTAGCTCAAAGGATGTATAGGATTGAAAATCTGAGTTTTTTAAAGTAAGATAAGGATTAGTGTTTCCTCTTAATTTAGAGAGTCGTCCGCCTTCCACTGAACAAGGAGGGCGGATGACTTTCTAAATTATTTTTCTACTCCATAGAATGTATGCTTAGGCTTAGTAGAACCAGATTCTCTTGGCTCATCATCAGGATGGGTTAAATATCCACCATAAACCAATCTCAACAGTACTTGAGTCATGCTATCTACTAAATCTCTTGACTCTGCATTGGGAAAAATAGAACACATTTGAACCAAAGTATCTGCAAAGCTTCTAAGAGTTGTATAGCCAGGAGGTCTAGCAGGCACCCAAACTCTTCCCGCCTCTAATATAGGAGTTATTTTTCTTACCCTTAATATTTTATCCCCATATTTATTAGGGTCAAATTTAACAGCCATGATTCCCGTTTTTCTTAAGTCTTGGACTAACGAAATACCTGATACTTTAGATTCAACTAAAACAATATCAGGAATATGAGCACCGTCTGGTTTTATTTCTATACTTCCATCATCTCGATAATCTTCATAAAGTCTTTTAGCCATCTTCCTCAAATCTGGATATTCGACCCTACCTCTCCAGACCCCCAAAAGTATGACGTTCACAACCTTATGCTCATCGTAGAACAGCCCCCAGGTTGAACAAGCTGAATAAGCATTCATTTCATTGGCCTCTAATGCCGTATCCCAACTTTGTAATACTTGAAACATATTAGGTGGAGAAGGATGTTTCCATAATTGGAACCAGGATTTTTTCATTATACCGCCCGTTTCTGGAGCAGGTCTTTGTTGCAATTGTCCGGCTATAGCATATTCAGAGCCAAGACTTGCTTTAAGTTGTTTTAATTCTTTTTCCCCTATCCGATTTGGCCATAAAAGGTCTCCATCTTTCTCTCTAGGGTCTTGCCATATCTTTCCGTTAGTAGAAGGCAAGATAATCGTTTTAGCTCGTCTAGAGCTTTCAAATTCCATAGGAAGGATAAGATAAGTCCATTCTTTATTAATATCACTTTCCATAATATGGGCAGATAAATCTAATTCATCGATACGTTGCTGAACGGCAATTAAAGCGCCTGTCTTCGGGTCATTCAGGCGAATACTCCAGGCTGTATCCCACCAGAGATTGGTACTTTCTCGAACTGTTTCGGATTCTCCATCCATGGCATTATTACCGTCATCTACGCATAGGATATTACCGCCTTCTCCAATAACAGAAGAATTAACGCCAAATGAAATGCGATATCCCATTTGGTTATTTTCAAATCTACTTTTAGTATTTTGGTCGCCAACTAAATTAAATATATGACCCCAACGAGTTTGATACCAGGGAGAAGAAATGAGACGGCGGCATCTAACAGAATCTCGCATGGAAAGAGCGGACGAATAAGAAGCATAGGCGAATTGTTCTTCGGGCCTTATTATCCAAAGCCAAGCTGGGAACACAACAGATACTAAAGTAGACTTCATTGTTCTAGGTGGAACATTAATAAGAAGTCTACGTATTTCTCCTCTTGCTACAGCCTCTAAATGTTCACAAATAGCTTGGATATGCCATCCATCTACAAATGCTCTATTACCTTCTATTTGTGGCCATGCTTGTTTTGTAAACTGATGAAGGGATATTTCTGCTTTTCTACGGGCGGAAAGCTCTTCCGCCATTTGTAGTAAGTTATGTGAATTGACTTGAATTATATCAGAAACCCCAAATTAACCCTAATCCAAATAATAGAGAATTATTAGGCTTTATTTCATCTGTAAGAACTCCGCAAAATCCTTCGATTGAACAGGCATTCAATTTATTAGTTTGAGAAAAATAGATACTAGTCCTAACTTTAATATAGTCAGTTAGTCCATATTGCAATCCTGTACCTATTTTAATCACATTTCTATGGGTTTTATAAATTCTATTCATATCAACATTATAATTCCCGGCGCAGATAACTGCTCTTTCAAAATGAGCCCTTAAAAAGGAAATACCTAACGAACCTATGATTTCTAGAGGAAAAACTTCTGAAATAGGATAAAGCCCTAATAGGTTAATGTAGGGTCCTCTGATATCTTCTTTTGTCTGAAAAACAATAGGAGACAAGTCTGGCGTCACTTTTTTAGAGCCTGAAAATATAGTTCCAGAAGCTAAGGTTTTTTCTCTTGATTGGGTTGGCATGGAGTCATATCCAACTTCTACTCCAAAATTAGGAAAAACATTTAATCCAGTATACAAGCTTCCACCTAGTGAAGTTCTGCCAAATAGATTCCTTCCATAATTTCTTTCAAAAGACATATGGCGCATTTGAATATCTGTCCCGATATAGGGATTAAAATCAGCAACGACAAGGGAAGGTAGCAATATTGATAAAGCAAAAATGGATAGTTTTTTCATGAGATTATTCCAATTATTTTTGACCAATTACTATATTACTATATTTTAATATGTATGTCTACATTTATGTTATTTTAATTGCTAATAACCTTATAAGTCGGCATTAAATGGAAAGAAACACTGAAAAATGCGCATGTATAATGCCGACCAATAAAACTCGTAGTTAAAAATATCAGTTTTAACTTGGAATTAATTATGGTCCATAAATCCTATAAGAAATATGGACCTTTCGCCCAAGGAAAGGAGTTATCAAAGCCAACCTTAGGGGAATTTAACATAATACTATATTTTGATATGTAAGTATATGTTTATGATGGTTCCGTTTGGAATTATCGAGTTCCAAACGGTAATTTCAAGAATGAATGAAATAAAAAAGGGCCCAGATTATGAGAATCTTAAATGATGGTCCATAAATCCCACATAACCAACTAAGATAAGAAATATGGACCTTCCTCCTAAAGGAAGGAGATTGCAAACCAAACCTTTAGAAGAATTTAATATTATGCCATATTATTTCAAACTGTAAATCTTTTTTTCTCTCGATTAATAATATTCCAAAATTCTTTATTCCAGGTATATGGATTTTTATTAGTTAACTCATCAAATTTACTTATTGAGATTTTTAACTCATCTTCAGCTTGTTTAACATCTTCATATGAAATGGCAATAGGTTGCTTACAAATGGTTTGTCCATATTTAGACTTTAAATTTTCTAATTTTTCTAATAATCTTTCATATTCTTCATAGGCGGCTCTTATTTCTTTTAAGGCCCGTTCTTCCTCTTCATCAGAAGGCATATTTCCGGTAAGTGGTTTAAGTCTAAGCTCCAACATATTTATTCCAGTTTAGGATGAATCTCACTACTTGACCTAATATGAACAACTTCACAACCTAAGTCAATAAGTGTATTTTCTAACTTATCTTTTATTGAATAAATCATATTTCCATAATATATTAATATTAAAGTTAAATAACTTTTAGTCTCTTTATGCTCACGAGGCATAAAAACACTATTTTCATTGACTGAATAAGTAGTTAATTTTTGACTTTTTCCAACTATAAAAGCAGAAGGAGAACTCATGAAAATATAATATTTATGTGAATTAGCTTCTAAATATTTGATAATTTGTTCCCGAAGAATATTATTTTCTTTTTCAATCCTTTTAGAATTTTCTATATGTTTTTTAGAAGATTTATTTTTATAACTTCCTATTCCATGGTCAACAGCATCACTAAGGTCCTTGCTAACTTTAACCTTTTTTTTCTGCTCTTTCTTAAGAATAACTGATGAATCAGTCGAAACAATACGTTTTTTAACAGCCTTTATGTTTTCTTTAGTAAATTTAATCTTCTTCATTAATTTCCCTCCAAATCTTAATACCTTTGTTTAATATTTCTGTTCCTGTAGGAGTTATTTCATATTCTCCCCATTTTCCATTCAAGCCATGCTTTATTAAGAATCCAAGTTCTCCTAATTCTGATAGATGAAATAAAATATTTCTGTGACATATGTTTGTTATTTCTGAAATAACAGGAATTATAGATTTTTGTTTACATATCATCTTAGCACAAATTAATAAAGATAAGAATTTTTGATAACTAATTCCAAGTTGTGAGAATCTTTTACAAAGTTTATTTTCAAATTTTAGAACTTCTTTTCTTTTCTTTAAAAATTCACAATTTTCAAGCTCTGACAATTCAAAATCAGTAGTTAGAAATTCAATATCCATATCAAATTCTAAAACTTCTAAACTATCATCATTAAAGTCTTTATTTTTGTTGTTCCGTAAATAGGAAATATTTCTCGGATGTGCCATAGAAGATAATGATATACCATCACCAATCTCCTGGTCTTCTATTGGTAAATTATCTTGAACTTCCTTTTCTGTTCTTCCAATAAGCAAATTAACTGAATTTTCTTTCTCAAGAATATCTTTGAATGACTTATCTTTGTCATCAATCAAACTTTCATAATACTTTTTCCAATATTCTTCCGAATTCATATTCACAATTTCAAAACCCCTTGCATAAATATTTAATATAGTTTATCATTGACCGTGGTTCCTTATAAAATATTTGGCCCTGGTTCCTCATCAGGGCTATTTTTTTATGGAAGTTTTTCCATAAAAGGTTCAAGGATTCTATCTACTTCTGGCATTTGTTCAGATAATTCTTTTGCGGAATATAATACAGATGTTGTCATATTTTTTAAATCTACTCTAAACTCTCCATTATATGGAGCTGTAAGCAATTCAATACAATCAGTTTCTTCATTATAGCTTAATTCTGCATGTATTAATCCTGCCGCCGTAGTTTGTCCAAAAAGTAAACGATATTCATGAACCTTCTGCTCTCTTTTCTTTCTTATGCATAGAATAGAATCTTTGGTTCTAATGAATCCATCTTTAAAAGAGATATGAGGATTTTTCGCAAGCTCTTTAAAAGAATCTTCAGTTAATCCCAATTTCCCTGCTATTTCATGAAACTGCGTCGTCTCATCAGAAATAGGAACCCATCCTTCTTGAATAGCTCTTTCTAGATTTTGAGGATTAGCTTCATCTTTTAAACTTGTTCTAACCCATCCAAGTTCATTTTCAGGTGAGAATGGCAATATATTTAATTGGTAAGGATAAGGATTAAGTGGATTATTCAAAAATTGCTCTTCATCTTCTATTAATTCTTTATTAATTAAATCTAATTGTATATTTATATCATCACTCATTTTCTATCTCCTTTTCAAGCTATTCTAATAAATGAAGCTGAACTAATCTTTCTTCATTGCCTATTTCAGTATTTCTAGTAAATAGAATCATACTATTACTACCATAAAACATATTGTCCTTAATAGTTACATCTATATTATTTTGAAGAGATTTACAAGTATCTTCCATAAGATAATAATTTGCTAAATCTACGGGGACTGGAATCCATCCTTTCATAACTTTCCTTCCAATATTTTCATAATCTATATGTTCTGCAGTAAGGATTCTTACCCAGAAAAATTCTTTATTTTCCTTACCAAGAATCTCGATAGATAAAAACCCATTTTTACTGTTCATTATGTTCATGATAAATCTCCATAAAAGTTTGATAAGCTTTCAATTCATCAGTCTTCAATTTTGTCAAATCATAGTCTTTTAACTTATGAGCCACAAAAACCATCAATGAAAACCAATCTTCTACTGGAAGGCTTTGGCTCTTATTTTCTCCATCTCCTGAAAGGATTGCGAAGTCATTTCTATCATCATATCTAATTATGCTAACTAATACCACAGCATCACAAGCGGCCATACGTCCATCTGATTTTACAGCTTCCTCTACTTCTAATCTCGTAAAATGGTCTTTAGTAGTTGGAAATATAATATCTACTGAATACATCAATTTATATTTTTCTTTCATTAATAAATAATCTCCTTTTCTTTACTTTCTTTTAAACTTGCAAAACTTCCTTTATTTTTATTTAATTCTGAAAATAACGTATTTATTGCATTTTCTGCTTTTTTTGAAAACTCTATTCCAAATTCAGAAAGATATATATCTATCTTACTAATTCTTACTTTGAGTTTCTTAATCTCTTCATTTTCATCAATACGAAGATATAATTCTAAATTTTCCGAAATTTTACTTTCCAATTCAAGAAAAATATTCACTAACATAATTTTCGTAATAAGATGTAAATCTTCTTTGTAAATCTCTTTTTCAAATAGTTCACATATTCCTTCTACAATTCTAATAAAAGGTTTTATATCCTCTTTTAAGTTAAACATATGTCATTTATCCTTATTCATATTTTCAAATTCTTTAATAATACGCTCCAACGGTTCTAATATTCCATATATACATTCTTCTGACTTTTTAAGCTCTTCTTTACGATTTTCATATTTAATCCTATTTTGTTCTAAAGTTTTTGCATAAGAATTTTCTAAATTTTTCTTAAGTTCTCCCAAATCTTCCAAAAGTTCCAATCCTTGCGCAAGACGTTTTTTAAGTCCATCAATTGGATTATAACTTTCCTGACAAAAGAGATTTTTTAAAAAACTAATGAACATTTTCTTGCTCCTTTTTTTGTGCTCTTGATTCTATCATTTTTTCTTTTATATCTTTAATACAATTTTCATATTTCCATTTCTCTAATCCATAAGGACCTGGTTCATTTAAACCTACTCCCAAATAAGAGGCTATACAAAACATATAATTGTTATCATTCTCAACTAATAAGAAAATCATTTCCAATTTTTCCGAACATCTTAATACCAAATGTTCTACAATGTTCCAATCTCCAATTGTTTTAATTAAAGTATCATAATATGGATGGCTAGGATTCTGAGAATCCATATATTGTGAGACCTTTACTTTCATTTCCTATTTACTCCTTATCTATATCTATTATGGGTGAGAATAAATCCCTATATCTCTGTATATCATCTTTTTCTAATTTCAATTCTATTTTGTGAATTCTTTCCTTTATCATTTCTATATTGGAATAATTAATTATACTAACACGTGCTACAATAAGCAAAAGAAATAAAATAAACAATTGAGCTATCAATATAAATAAAAACTTGATAATATTCATTTATTCTTTCATTATCTGTTTAATTTTATATTCTAAAACTGAAATTCTGGCCTCAGAAAGTTCAAATCTTTTCTTAATAAAAGGTAACATGATAAAATGGAACATACATAAATATAAAAGAATACAACCAATAATAATTTCAAAATTACTAAAATTAAACATCATTTATACACCCCATGCTATTATGCATTCCATGCTATAAGCAAAAAAATAAGCAAAATAAGCGCGCTAATCATTGTACCTCCAAATCACCATTCCATATTACCACATCCACCACAATTACCAACATCTTCTTCGCCATCACCCCAGCCTTCTCCCTCACTATTTCCATAACCCATACCATTTCCAAGACCATCACCACCATGAAATCCATAGCCATACCCAGAACCAATAAAGTGAAAGTCATGGAAATAATTTAATCGCATATTAATATGTACCGTCTCCATTACCATTTCCATCACCGTCATCTCCGTCTTCACCATCGCCAAAACCGTATCCATCACTAAAACCATCGCCACCCCCATAACCATTACCATTAATATGACCATAATCAATTCCATAACCCAAGCCATTTCCATGACTATTTCCATAGCCATGGTTATCCTTAAAACCATAGCCGTGGTAAAAATCAAAGAAAAAATAATCTAAATAATTTAATCCCATGTTGTGCTTCCGTCTCCATTCCCGTTTCCATCGTCATTATTGCCGTCACCCAAACCACTTCCGTCACCCCAGCTATTTCCTATGGCATAACTATCATAAGTACAACCATTTCCATGACCATTGCCATTATTATGGCCGTAGCCAAATCCATTACCCCAACCACATCCAAAGATAAAGATGCTGCCATTTAATCGCATATTAAATTAATATCTTATAGCCATTTCTATTGGGTCACAAAATCCATTTCCATTACCATCGCCAATACCGTTATCATTTCCATCTCCGTAACCACGTTTACCTCCCCATCCATCGCCATAACCATTTCCATTATCTTCTCCATAACTGCTACCATAACCCCACATAAAATATTTATTCAGAACCATAAACCCACTACCAAAGCCATAGCCATCGCCATCGACAAAACCATAGCCACAAGTCCAATCAAAAACAAATCCAAAGCCATCATAATAATTTAATCGCATGCTATGTCGCCATCTCCATTATCATAGATATAAGCCTATAATCATCATCTCCATATCGTTGTCATCTCCCCAAATCTTTCCATTTCCCCAGCCATCACCATAACCGTCTCCATAATCATCACCATGGATTAATTGCATACTATGTCACCATATCCATATCAATCATCATCTAAACCATTTCCATAGCCAATGCCATAACCATCACCATCTCGCGTTGCATATGCTATTCCATATCGATACCGATATGAATCACCATTACTACCAAAGATATTTGTAAGACCTTCACTAAGCCCATTTCCCTCACCAGTACCATATCCATACCCATATCCGTCACCAAAGCCAGTGAAACCAATACAGCTACAATAATCAAAACTTTCAAAATATATTAATTTCATATTATGCTGTCCTATCCGTTCCAATCCTCATAATCATATCCATCATCATCGCTAAAAATATTGCCATATCGATGACCTTTACCAAAACCATCACCACCAAAACCATAGCCACAGCCATATCCATCACCATCAAAGCCATATCCGTCTCCATAACCATCACCGTCACTAAATCCATATCCTCTACCAACACCATCTAAATTGCTTACTCGCATATTATATTGGCATCTCCATTGCCACTGTCGTAAGCCATATTCAAGACCATACCATCGCCATCATTAAAACCATACCCAAAACCAAAACCACTTTCCCAGCTATCTCCCCACCCATCGCCATTACCAAACCCATAACCACAACCAGCTCCATCACTACCACTCCATCCATAAAAACAATCTGAGCTAAGATTAAAACCATTATTACTTAATCTCATACTAAGTCTCCATATCCATATCCATCGCCATAGTTATTTCCATAAGTCATACCACTATCACCATGATCCATGCCACCATCACCACTACCAAATCCATATCCATAACCACCCCCTAAACCATTTCCAAAAGCATAACCATATCTCCAACCGTCCCCATATCCGCTACCAGTTTTAACTCCATACCCTTCGCCAAAACCAAAACTATAACCATCACATCCAAAATCATCGAAATGAATTAATCGCATGCGCCATCTCCATCACCGTCATCTCCATTTTCACCATCGCCAAAGCCATTTCCATCACTAAAACCATCACCGCACCCATTACCATTACCATTAATATGGCCATAACACAATCCATCACCAAAACCAGTTCCATGACTATTTCCATGACCACTTCCACGACAATTACTATCCTTAAAACCATAGCCCTGGAAAAAGTCAAAGCAAAAATATTCTAAATGATTTAATCGCATGGTCCGTCTCCGTCACCGTTATCTCCATTGTAACTATCACCATAGCCATTTCCATTATCTTCTCCACAACCGTTACCAAGGCCCCATCCAAAACTTTTATTCATAACCACATATCCATCACCAAAGCCCCAACCATCTCCAATATTATCGCCAAAGCCACTGCCACCACCAAAGTCAAAACCATCACCAAAACCAAATTCATCGAAATAGATTAATCGCATAGAGTTCCACATATAGTTCCATATCCGGTTTCGTCTCCATCGCCCCAGCCATTGCCTTGGGAACTATAACCACATCCATATCCATATCCATCACCATTTAAATATCCATAACCATCGCCGTCGCCATCTCCATCATCACCGTCACCAAACCCATAATCACTTCCGTCGCCGTATCCATCATAATTAATGAAATCACTGTTACTCTTATATCCACCACCATAACCATCGCCATTACCATATCCATATTTATTATAATCATTCCGTAACCAGTCCTCTAAAGTGATTAATCGCATAAGCAAAAGTTATTTTCCTCTATACAATTAAACCCATAGTTATTTCCACTACCACTGCCATAACCATCTCCATATCTATATCCATCACAATCTTTATATCCACAGCAGGTATTATCGTCACCGTTTCCATATCCATTGCCATTTGCATATCCATAACCATCACCAAAGCCATCACTAAAACTATCTAATCGCATACTATGTCGCCATCATCCTATATTATGTCCAAAATCACTTCCGTAATCATTCCTTTAATATATCCACATTTTCATCCCAACCATTGCCCCAACCATATCCATTACCCAAGAAATAACTACAACCATAACCATCACAGCCAAAACCATATTGAAAACCACCACCCCAGCCATCGCCACTATAGCCACTGCCATTACCATGTCCATCACCATTATTAAATCCATATTGAATATATCCATGCAGCAACCACTCATCTAAACTGCTTAAGCTCATATATATCCAAAGCCATTACCATGCCCATCACCAAGGCAGTTGCCATAGAAATTTCCATCTCCATAGCCATCTCCATAAATAGGTCCATAAGGACTGCCATATCCATGACCAGTGATAAATCCATAACCATCACTGCCACATCCATAGCCATTTCCATATTCGTGACTAATATGAAAATCACAAAAATAATCTAAACTGCTTAATCGCATGTGCCAGGTCCATTACCGATACCATAACCCCATCCATCACCATTACTAAAACCATATCCATACCCATTTCCATTTCCATAACCATCGCAGTCATAGCCAAATCCAAAACCACCACCATAGCCATCGCCGCCACACCCACTACCGTCCCCATATCCATCGCCATTACTAAAGCCATAACCATCATTATGGCCATTATTATCGCTAAAGCGACCATCACCGATAAATCCATAACCATTAAAATAGCTTAAATTCATATTATATTTTTCCATTTCTGTCAGGCTCTATAGCCACAGCAGTCATTACTATGGCCATAGCAAAATTATCTTCATCTAATCGGATACTATTTCGCCACAACCATCTCCATAACCATTTCCAGAAAGACTGCCGTAACCACAGCCATAATCGCTGCTATATCCATCCCCACGACCTCGTCCATCGCTCCAACCATAACCCCATCCATCACCATTATCATATCCGTCGCCGCCGCCATTTCCATCTAGACTGCTTAACTGCATATTATATTTTCCCATTTCTCCTGATTACACTTTATCCAAAAAATAACTGACCTGTATCCTATTTCTAAATCATTACATTTATCGAGAACTGTTTCTTTGGTAGGACCATGTATACTGATTTCTCCAATTCCTTGGGTAGTTCCCCATCTCCTAATGCAATGACAATTTTTTAATCTCCATACGTGTTTTCCTTCTATAATTTCTTTTTCTCTTATTCCAATGAATACCCATCCTCTATCCAATACTGCAATAAATATCTCTTTACTCATGACTATTCTCCTCTGTTAAGTTACATTCCAATCTATGTTTCATTTCACCCATTTCGTTTTCGTTAACTTCTATGTTAACTACATCACCTTCGTAGCTTACCACATTATTATCTGATGTAATACTTTTTTTTTCGATAATCATTTGACTACCTAAAATCTCACTTTTAACCTGTTGGCGTATTTGTTCTTTAAGAATATCTATTCCACCTTGAAGCATCAATTCTAAGTCCTGCGTAGCCATTTTAGATGGTTCTTGGACCGTTTTATCCTCAAGTCTAATAGATTGAATAGATTTACCCATTCCTCTATCTAAAACCTCTTTCATGGCAGCTATTCTTATTTTATTATCCACATCTCTATCTAAAGCTAAGGAAATTAACTCATCCATTACTTCAGGACACGCTTTTAGCGCCTTCCAATTTATTTCAGCAAGGCCAGCAGGTCTGCCTAAAGGATTACCAGATTCACCTTTTTTGTAAGCCATTATTTTTTACTCTTGAATGGCTTTGCATATTATATCGCCATTTCGCATACTATATCATCACAGTCATAGCCAATTCCGTCTCCATAATCACCATTCCCAAAACCATCACCACTATTAAAGGGAAATCCATACCCACTACCATTTCCAAAGCCATTGCCAAACCAATTAATATCACTATAGTCATAACCACAACCAATACGCCAGACAAATTCAAAGCCATCAAAATAATTTAATAGCATATGCCAATATTCCTTTTATAAATCATTATTTTTTATTCTTGAACAATTTAATCGCATACTATGTCACCATCTCCATACCCATTATCACCACCACTGTTATTATCAAAGCCATTGTCATCATAGACCCATAAATCACTATCATAACCATAACCATTTCCATATCCATCACCATTACTAAAGTAATTTCCTTCACCACAACCAAAGCGAAAAAGAAAATAATAGCTCACTTATTTACCTCTATTTTTGTAAGCCATTATTTTTTACTCCCGCTCCAACTATAACCCCACCCGTAATGCTATTCATCTTCTTTTTCAGATATTTCAATAATTTCTAATTCATTATCAAGAAAACCAAGTTTATCCATACAAGTCAGACAATATTTTTTCATTTCAGGATTAATACGAGAAAGCTCTTCAGAATTAGGAGTAAGCCAGCAAAGTTGATTACAGTTATCGCATGGAAATTCAGTGAGTGGATGTTCTTTTTTTAAAATAGAATTTTGATAAATACAAATAGGAAAAAGTACAATATAGCCATCCTCCTCTTTCCAATCTATATCTTTTCTAAGTTTTGGGTATTTCATTTCTTTTTCCTTACCTTTAAACTATATCTTTTCTAAGTTTTTTCATATTTAGACCCTTTGTTTATAGCTTTCATAATGCTCTTTTTTAATACATCCATCAACCCCATTGCACTACCCAAGTCAAATTTACTACATGAAATTGTAAATAATTCTGCGGAATTTCCTTCATCATTATCTTCAATTATAACTACATATTTTACCTTATTATTTTTAACTTTTTTCATAAGAGATTCTAGTTTACTTATAACCTCTTTTATAGCATCTTTTTTCCTATTTTCCATAAAAAGTTCATTTTTTTTCATTTTGGCCTTAAGAAATTCATATATCATAAATAATCCCTCTCTTTAGTTTTTGATTAAAGATTCTATTAAGTCATTTTTCATAATTTCAAGATACCCCATGACAGAAGTCGTAACTTTCGAAGTTGTGTCTTTAAGAAAACATGTTGTAGGATGAACAATATTATTAGATGATTTTAATAATAATATATATTCTACTTCATCATTTTTCACCTGTCTAATAGCTTCCTCTAAATATTCTAAGACTCTCTCTTTATTCCCATGCATAAATAATTTTCCTCTTTAATCTTTAGTTAAATGTTCTATTAATTCATTCTTCATAAGGTCAAGATATCCCATCACAGCAGCCATCATTTTTGGACCTGAGTTTCTCAAAAAACATGTTACAGGATGAATACAACTATCACCTGCTTTTAATACTGATTTTAATACCAATACATACTCTGTTTCATCATTTTCCACTTGTTTGATGGTTTCATTTAAATATTCTACCAATCTTTTTTTCAATATTTCTTTGTTTTCATTTGCTTTATTTTCGCTCATAAATATTTATTTTCCCTCTATCTTTTCAATAAGTTTATCAGCCTTTTTCTTTAACCCTTTATCCACATCATTCAATAAATACTTTCCTATTTCATATATTTTCATGATTTTCCTTTTAAAAGCCAGTTTCATAACATCATTTACTTCATTATCCATTAATTTATCCAACGTGAGCAAGGAATTATATCCCGCTTCTTTCCAAAACCATGTTCCCATCATTTTCCTAGTATTTGGTCCCCATTCCTCTTTAAACTTAGAAAACTCCTTAATGAAATTTTCTGCCAATTCAATTGCAGTTTTTTTTCCTTTCTGTCTATTTATCCTTGCTTCTCTACTGTTACCATAATCAGTACCCATGACCAATTACCTATTTACTGTTTAGTCTATAAACAAACCATACTAAAACAGAAGTATATATCATTGTGATATAAAATCAACATATTTTTACTAAGGCGCTCGCATTTGAGAAAGACCTAACACTCTTATCTTATCTTCAGCATCTGCTGTAATAGTGGTAGATTTTCTACTTCTTGATTTAATAAGAGTTTTCTCATTTCTGTATTGCTGAATTGCAAGGATAGCAGATTCAAGAGAATATTCGCTTAAATCAAGCCCAACAGATGGTAGGTAGGCAGGTAGCATTTGAGAAAGACCTAACATCCTCATTTCAGGTTCAATTTCTACTTTTTCTATTATATATTCTTTACAATCAATAGATTCTCCATCTCTTATATTTTCTGGAGTATCACACAAAATAATCCCATTATCTAAAAATTTATTCATCTATCCTCTCCTTATTTAATAAGGGTTTTCCCATTTCTGAACTTCTGGATTTCTGAATTGAAGGAATTTCAGAACAGGTGGTATCTGAGTTTCTACATTTTCTTCAGGCCCTATATTTTCAATCACTACAGAAACATTATATCTTTTTTCAAATTCTTTAATAGTTATAAAATCTGATTCATTTTTACACCATAAAATATATTCTTTTTCATCTTCTTCATTTTTTTTGAAATAAAATTTGTCCCATGTTATAGGATGTCCATAATGTCCACATTCAAAAACTGATAATTCCAGACTACGACAAGTTATTATAACCTTTATTCCTGAAGGTTTAACTTGATGAAAATAAAAAGTCTTCCTTTTAATTTTAGGAGAATCACATAAAATAATTCCGTTATCTAAAAATTTATCCATCTGTATTCCATTAATTTCCATTCTATCTGATATTCGTTCGGCACAAATGGTATCAAATGTAATTCATCCCTCTTTATGATTTTCATGCTATACGATAACAAATTTTCAGTTTTAGAATTTAATTTTCCTAGGAGAGGAGAATCACATAAAATAATCCCATTATCTAAAAATTTATCCATCTATTCTTTATATTGATATTTTTTTCGAAAGTTCCTTTTTCAAAGTTTTTAGTAGGTCATTTCTAAAATCTTCATCTGATTCAAGAAGTTTTTTTATTCTATCTTCAACAAGTGTCTTCCATTGCCCTATTGTGACGCCCTCTTCTCTATGAGCAATTATATCCTCTCTTTTATGAACAATACGGTCTTCAATTGTTTTCTTGCTAAAGTTAAAATTAACTTCAATTTTTTCAACTTCGCATTTTACACATAATAATTCAGAATCTTCTTCCCAAAGGAATTCTATGATTTTCATCATACACTTCTCCTATTTTCCTTAATCTGACTTGAAAATAATTCTATAAAATCTTCCAACATTTTCTGAGGTTTTTCACTTGTTTCCACACAATTTTCCTTTCCATAATATTCATCCATTTCTCTATCTACTCCTAAACCACATAATTTAAACTTATTTTCTAATAAATTTTTAACAACATATTTATAATCTATTTCTAATTCTTCAGTACTCTGAAAACATCCAGGTAATCCACAATGTGGATAATCACAAGAAGGTCGTCCATCGGAAATATGAATAATTAACTTTCTATTATTCGGTAAACTTCCCCACCACATAAGCTTAGAAATAAAATCTAAGGCATATCCATCATGATTCCCACCACAATTAGCTCCTTCTCTTCCATTTTTCATAATCATCCAATGACATAATTTTTTATTCGCTTCTTCTGCTTGTTTTACTCCTAAATCCATAGTAAACTCTCTAATGTTTGTATAAGAAAATATTTTTATCCCTAATATTTTTGATGCTTCTTCAATTACTCGATTAAATAAATAAATTTTTAAATTCTCTTTTCCAACAATTATTTTTAAACTATAATACATTTCTATTATTTGCTTGGTTATATGTTTACTATCTTTTTCGGAAGGATGCCCATTAGTTCTGCTACCACTTGCATCAATTAATATAACAACCTTATAAGTTTCTTCTAATGTTTTATCTATAAATCTATTATAAATATTTTTAGAATTAACTAAAGCCTTTCCTAAACAAAAACTGCTGATAGTTTTTCCGCGTGGTTGTCCAGCTAATAATAATGGTGCTGTATTAACTTGGAATAATTTCCTTAATTTCAAAAGTATAGTTGGATTCATGATTTTTCCATAGATTTTTCAAGCATTTCAATCAAACTTATATATTTTTCTGGATTTTTTAGGAATTTTCCTAAAGCTCCCATTTCTTTTTCATTTTTTTCAAATTTATTTTTATTAAAAGTTTCTAGAGCTTTTTCTGGAAGTAATCTAATATAATCTCTAAATATAGAGGCTAAGTGATCTGATATATACAATCCATCTGTCTTCAACAAAACTAGAACTTTTTCAAAATCTCTAATAGAGATATTCATTTTAATTTTCCAGTTATTTAACTCCCCTATTAACTTTGTCAACACAAAAACAGTCGTCTCTATTTCTTTATCTGTATAAAATTCTTTTAGTATAATGGCCATATCTGATAATGAAGGAATTCCCATTTCAACTATCATAAATCTACTTAAGAATGCCTGATTTAGACTTCTAGTTCCAAAATATTCATCAGATGGATTCATAGTTGCTATAACTCTGAACTCTTCGTGAACCTGTAAATTATCTTGTAAAATTGGAACATAAATTTCTTTCTTATTTCTTTCTAATAACGCATGTAATGAAAACAATACTTCTGGCAATGCAGCATTTATTTCATCTAATAAAAGCCAATATCCATTCTTAATAGCATTTACTACAGGTCCATCTTTAAATTTAATAATAGATGCTTCTCCATCTTTAATGAGGACATTTTGGCCCCATAAGTCTTCCTGAGAAACATTTACATTCAAATTTACTCGGATAATTTTTTTAGATTCTTCTTCCGCAAGAACTTCTACAAGATAATTCTTACCTATTCCAGTAGGACCTTCTATCAGAACAGGCCATCTGGCATCTATAAAGTCTTTTATTAACGATTTTACAGAATTTTGTTGATTAAATAATACTTTCCTTTTATTACTTCCGTCATTTAATTCTTCAAAGTGAACCATTTTTCTCTCCTATTACCTTTTGCTGTTCAATTCTATCCTTACCATCTAACTCTGTATATATCTTACATTTATTACAGATTAAGGTATAATACTTATGTTCGAAATCATTTACAAAATCTTCCAATTTCATTGTGCTAGATACTTCTATAAAATCTGATGAATGACAATTTTGACATACTATCTTCATTAAGCATTCTTAATAAAATTAGGATTTACCCATTTTCCATGTTTCTGCATTGAAATAAACACATCATTATTTTCCTCATTTTTCAAGCTTATTTTCTTTTCTCTATTTTTTTTAGTTGTTCTTCTTGAATAAAGCATTCTTCTTTCCATTTCCATAAAATCTATATTTACTTTTTTCATAAAATAATTCCTATTTTTCCTCTATTTTATTTTTACCTAGTATTTTAAACTTAATCTGTTTTAAATGAACTTTTACATTATATCCCATTCTTTTTAAAAAACTAAATAATCTATATTTTTCCACTTTTTTCTCTAGGAATGGAACTTCTACTTCATATTTATCTACTATTTGAAACTTAATCTCTCTCATTTTTTTCTTCCTTACCCTTCAAATGAATCTCCACATTATACCCGATTCTCTTTAAAAATCTAAATAATCTTTCTAAAGAAAAATGTTCATATTTTCTATTCTTAAATTTTGATATTTCACATTGAGCGACTTCTAATTCATTACCTGCTTTCGTTTGAGTAAATCCCTTATTTTTAATATATTCTAATATAGTATTAAATATAGGTATCTTTACATCAAGTATCTTTTCGGTAACTTTAAATATTTTTTTCATTCTATCTATTCCTCTACAGTCCAAATAGATTTCCAATTTACATTTTCAGAAATCTTATTAGGTCCATTTCTAAATATTTCTATACCACTAGTATATATCATATTGTTCAAATCTAACATTCTTATTTTAGTAATACAAGTCCTAACTGAAAAAAAATTTATCTTATCTATCATATTATCTTGTTTAGAGCCAACTAAAGAGTGATATTTACCTAACTCTTTCCTTATGACCAATCCTTTTTGTAATCCAGATGCTTCATACCTTAAGCAATAAACATTGGGAATTACTTCAACTAACCTATATCGATAATTCATAATGAGACTTCTCCAACAAATAGAGACGGAGCAGACTTAGGTATTCTTAAGAATTCTTTTCTGAGTTGCAATAAACATTTTTCAGCAATTTCTTTTACTTGAGGATTATTATTTATTGTAAAAAATGTGTTATCAAACTCTCTTTTACAAATAGCAATAAAATACATAGGATTTATAGGGATACGTGCCGTATTATGGATACGCTCCATATAAAAATCTTTGTTTTCCATTACCTTTTTTAGCCCTAAAAATATAGATTTAACGGATAAATTTGAATCTAATAAGGAATTCATCCAATTGTAAATTTTATCTTCATTTATTCCCAAAATACTTTTCATTTCTATAATCAAATATAAAACAATAGCATTTTGATCTCCTTTTGGGATATTTCTAAATTTATTACCCTTCTTAGTAAATTTAGAAAAACTTAATCTTGCATAATTACTAGTAAATATCATTTATACTCTCCTTAGTTTAAAAAAACACTGTATAACATATTACATCAGAATATTAATTTAGTCAAACCACAAACAATATTAATTAAAGTTATATAAATACCTATTATTTAGTTAAGAATGATAAAATATACTTATCCACAGACACTCTAAATTTCAATTTTTTGAGAATTTAAAAAAAAAGTTATACATGACTTGTCCACAGGGTTATCCACAGACCTACAACGGACTTATCCACAGACCTATGATCAAACTGTATACCTACACCTTATATTAGTTTAATAATAATAATAAATATAAAATAATTTTAGATATTTAGGCTACATCGCAATGTTTAGGCCATAGACATAACTCCGCGAGTGCGAGCGTGTGTGCGTGAGCGTGTGCACGCGCCTATGCGCGCTCCTTAGACAAGAAAAAAATATATCTATACAAAAACACAGATAAGCATAAAAACCTTAAATATTTCGATATTTGAGAGTTTTTATGGATTGGGTATACAAAGGTGCACCTTTCATTAAAAACGCCTGTATGGAAAGATTTGGGGCATTCTCGAATGTTTATTTGGCTAATACCCAGGTAATAATTCCCAGACTGTAAAAATTAGGAAAACAAATGCTAAACCGAATTAGTTAGTTATTAGAAAAACAAACAAAATATTATACAGTGGTTTCTAAAGAAAAGGCACTTTAGATAAATCTTTCATGTCGATCTGCTACGAATATGCTTGCATATTGATAAATTTTTTGACAAAAGTGCATGAAAAAACTAAAAGTCGATCTGATCAATAGTTTCAAGCGGAATTGAAGTAAACAAGACATAGTTCTGAGCTTATTAAAGTGAAAAGGCCAGGGTGACACTCCTAGCCTTTTCGTAATCTGTAACCGTGTTTAAGAGCAATACAGATTGAATAAATTATATCTGATCGGATATTTTTGTTCAAGAGTATTGATCTTAAAGATAGGCACTTTCACAAAACTTCAAATATCAATTCCATTTAAAATCTCTTCTATTTCTTCTGAATGAAGTAATAAATCTCTATTTTCACTCTGCATGTCATAAACAATCTCTTTTATTTTATCTTTTAAAGATTGATGCTCTACCAAAAGTTTATTATATTCATATAGCAGGTCATTTAAACAAGATAATGTGAGATTAACATCAACCAATGCTTCCGAAATTGCTGCTGCCTTTCGTTCTAAAATTTCAATATCCATTTTATCCTCCAGTAATTACATAGGAAATTCTTTATTGCCATAAATTGCATCAATATCCAACCTGAAAGGTAAATAAGTTAATGACCTATCTTTTTTTGTTTCTGAAAATATTTGCACTTTCTCAACAATATTATTTTTCTTGATGCTCTCCATAAGCTCTATACAGGAAATAATAGGAGCAGATTTATCCAATGCAATCTTAATATAAGTTTTAGTCTTGCTCATAATTTTCCTCCTTTGAAATTAGCATTTCTATAATAGCTTGAGCTTGAATGTCTGTCAAATCACTCAAATTAACGACATTCGCTTTAGTCAACCATTTATTAATTACAGAAGATGGAACCTTCTTATAACCTATCCATTTCATAAGTTCTGCGTGAGTTTCTGTAGTAATAATCTGGTCTGTAAATAATGTTGAATTCATCTCTCTCTCTTTTCTTCTTTCTAATCTTTCTTTAATAGATTCTAGAGGATTTTTTGAAATGCTTTCAAATCTTACAAGACCTTCGTTGATTTCAATAGTTTTCTCTATTGGATTAATCTCTACTTCTTTGACTCCTACATATTCTTCAGCTAAATGTAATCCTTTTAAAATATGAGGAAAACAATCTCGTAGAGCAAATCCTCGAGCTCTCATTTGCAACATCCTTTTTCGATAAAGTTTCCAAATATTTTTATCTATAAGCCCAGCAGTTTTTGCATCTGCTATAGAGAAAATTCTAACAACTTTTTCTTCTCCTCTTCTTTTAACTTCGCAAATTGCTGTTTCAGTTTTTTCCTCATATGTTTCATGACAATATTCATAATCAGGCGCTGCTTTACATAAAGCTAAAGCGGCATCTCCCCATACAACGGGCCTACCATTAATATTAGCAATATCCTGAACAGATTGAGTAGGAGATAATCCTACTTCTAATCCTTTTTGAAGACACATAATAACTGAAGCCACTGGATTTTTAGCTTTAAGATGGAAATCTGGAATTATGCCAGATTCAATCATTAAAACTGCCACTTCTTTTGCCTTATCTAAAGAATCTATTACCATAAAACCTTTATTAAGATTTTTAGGTGGGATACTTAGATCTACAATGTTGCTACTATCCATAATTTTTCCTTAAATATCAGATGGTTTAGAATTTGGAACCGGAAAATATAACTCTGCTAATTCCTTAGCCTTATCTTCCGCCGTCTTTAATTTATCCGTTTGAATTCTCCTATAAATTTCTTCTCTATGAACTTCTATCCGATCTGGAGCAGATACCCCTATTCGAACTTGCTTTCCCCTGACATCTAAAATCATTACAGTTATATCATCTCCAATTTTGATAGATTGTCCTATATTCCTAGTTAAAATTAACATTTCAGCCTCCTTTTCTAAATTCAAAACGTACATACTCTCTTTCTTTAACCATATATTCTTTTGCCTTGACCAATTTTCTAACAAAAGAACTCCCATCACTAAAATTTCCTCTTCCAGCTTCCTTCATGGCTTCTAACAAATGAGCCTGGGCAATATCAACTTGATTTTGATATCGTTTCACAAGTTCTTTGGCTTCTAGCCATATATCTCTCCATTGGAAAAGATTATCTCCAAAAGGAACAATTTCAGGAGAAACTAGTTTATATCTTTTTTTAAGAAATTCAACTGTTTTTGAATTAATATTTTCCAAAGTAGGAGGATTACGCTTTAAAACATGATTTTCCCAAAAGTTTATACCATTTTCTAAGATAATATCATCGGCTTCTTTAAGCCTTTCAAAGGTATAAATCCTTAATTCTTGTCCTCCTATCAAAACAGCTATGTCCCAAGAATCATAGTCCAGAACCAACATATAATGAGCAATTTGGAGATAATAATGAGTTGGAATTTGTTGAGACCCACTTTCTCCCCATAAGTCCCTCGACATAAATCCTGCAGTTTTTATTTCTAATCCTTTTTTTTCTATAGGCATAATCCTATCCGGGTGAGCAATTAAAAATGGATATTTAGGATGCCTAAAAGTATCAGTTACAAAAATTTGTTCCTTATTAGTCAATTGTTCATATCGTGTGGAAATTGGATCTTCTAATAAATTTCCCCACACAATAGGCTCATTATCCTCACATTGAATCTCTACTTCCTCTGTCTTATCTAAATAAACTTCATAAGCGCTCTTATTTTTATTTTCACCCATGATTGCCCCGATATCGCTACCGCCAATTCCTGTTTTTCTAACTTTTAAGAAACCATCTTTCATATAATTTACCTGATATATTCAGAATATTAAAAAATTTATTATAAATTTCCTAAATGTTACAGCAATAATATATTACACATAAAAATTGTAAGCATTTGTCAGTATATTTATAAGAATTATAATAAAAAATAAAATATACTATTGTTTTTTATAAAATTTTGATATACTATTAAATAATAGAGAGGAGTTTATATGGAAGATAAAAAGATGATATTTAAAACCAGATTTATTTATGGTGAATCTCACATTTACCCTGGATGTCCTAAGTCAGAGGCATTATTTTATCTTTTGAGACGGGGAAGATTAGAAACTCATGAATTACCATGGGTCGGGAAAATGGGATTTGAAATCGAATTAATAGGAGATACTAAGGAAATATCTGAACAGATGGACAAAAAAGAACTTGCCTATCAAAAGATAGCGCCTGGAAAGTTGAAAATGGAAGCAAAAAATATCCTTAATACTTATCGAGGACGTGATGTTTAATAAGCTATATATTTAATTGTTGGTCTAATTTTTAAAAATATTTGACTATTGGATTAATGTAATATATATTAGGATATATTAGTAATAAGATAAAGGAACTTATCATGAATAAGCGAATAAAGGTTATAGACTTAATTATATATTTTGCTATTATTATTGGTGGTATTACTTTGTTAGTTACCAGCGCTATTAATTCTTCTCAGAAGAATAGGGCTGATAGTAGTCAACATGTTGATGAAAATGAAACAGCAGATGAAGAGATAAAGAAAGAATAAAGTTGAATAATATCCTAAGGAGGATTTATGTTTAATAGAATCATTAAGCGAGCAGAAAGCAATCGTAGTTTAAACAATATAAATAATAATGCTCTAATGACTGAAAAAAGTGATAGTTTGAGCAGTCAAGAATTCGAGCTTATTTTAAATGAAATTGTCGATAATGAAAAAAATAAAAAAATGACATCAGAAGAAGAACAATTAATTATTAAGAATACTGAAGAACAGCAAAGAATAAAGATCCTTCAGGATTCTTTGTTAGAAGGTACTAATCGTGTGTTAGATTTAGAACAAACACTTATTGATTTAGAAGAAAAACTGAAAGTAAAAGATATTGAATTAAATATTATTAGGTTTGAAAAATTACAACAAAATGAAGCAAAATTAAGAGAAATGGATTTATTAAATAATAGAATGAGCGAAAAATTATTGGCTAATACTCAACTTTTTGATGAATTTAAGGTAATTCAAACTCAAATACTACAATTAATAAATTTCAACAAGGAATTAAATGAAAAGTTACTTTATGCTGATAATTCTGCTCGTTTGCAAGTTGGCTCTATGAATTCTGTGATGGAAGAGCTTTTAAAAGATAATAAAGATAAAACAAGAGATTTAAATAATTTTATAAATATTGTAGAAAATTTAAAAGCACAAATCAAAGATAAAGAAAATGCTATCAATTTATTAGCAAGTAAGTTAGATATTGAAGTTGGAAAAATCATTTACATTCAAAATGAAAATAAAAATTTACAAGATACTATTAATAATATGAAAAATGCCTTTGAATCTGAAAGAATAGAGATAGAAAATAGAATAAAATTGCAAGTCAATCTATTAAAAGATACGATTTTAGAAAAAGAAGATATGGTAAAAAATCTTTCCAATAAAATATCTAGTCAAATGAATGAGATGAATAGATTATGTTCAAATATTGATTTTTTACAACAAAAATTATCTCTTTCAGAAAAAAACAATGAAGAGCTTTCTACTAAAATAGAAAGTAATAGAATTTTAATGTTTTCTAGAACAATTGCTCCACAGTTATCACAGGATAATTCTTCCCCTAAGACATTGGATTTAAATAAGGAGAAGATAAAAAATTTATTTTGATATTTTATGTTCCTATAAACATGGCTGAAACAAATTCAGCATCTGTTGGAGTTCCAGCAGTCGTATTTACGGTAAATGTAAAAGTTGTAGAAGTTGGAGTAGTTCCAGTAGATGGTGCATTAACTATAAAACCACCTGTGCCAGCAGCTCCTTGTCCTGCCGTAATATTCCATATATAACTGGTTCCACTGGAAAACATACCTCCCGGAAAAGTAACAGTATAGGTTCCCCCAGTAACTCTTGCAACAGTAGCATTATAAGAAGTAACAACAGTTGCAGCACCTATACCAGTAAAAGATATAAAACTTTGCAATATGCCTTTACTAGTTGTATACTGTGATGTAAACCCTAAATTTTGACCGCCATCTGTTTTCATTAAAGCATTAGCGACTCCATCTGCAATAGGTAATGTAAAAACAACAGTTGAAGTATTAGCGCCTGCTATCAATCCAGTAGCAAAAGTATTAGCACCATTAAAAAATAAAATTGGTCTCGCATTTACACCATCTCCTACCATCCAGGTAGATGATAATAATTGTATAGGATTCGTTCCTGATGCAAATAATTCAAGATTTCCTGCTGTTGTAGTGATAGTTTGAGCATTTGGAAAACCAATAGTAATATTTCCAATAGTCACTTGAGTTAGATTTGTTAATGAATTGTTTAAAACAATTTGAGGGTTTCCAGCAACACCATCTCCATTATTAACAGTTATATTTGTACTTCCTATAATAGTTCTTACAGCCCATGTTTGAGCGGCTGTCCTTACTCCCAATCCAGTACTTCCTAACGCATTAATAGAAGCCAAATCACCCACAATATTAAATGCCAATGTGCCAGCATTTGTTATAGGCGAGCCTGTAATAGTTAAAGCTGTTGAACCAGAAGTAGCAGCTATAGAAGTGACAACTGCCCCACCTGTCCCGAATGGTACATTTCTCCATGTTCCTGCTTGTGTTGTATTATCAATCAAATAAAAATAATTACTAGAGCCAGCGGGAACAGGAGACAATAAATTAGTTCCATCATTTGCTTTTAGAGTAAAGGTAAAAGCAGAGGGATTATTAATTAATATATCTTGACCCACGCTAGTTTGGGTGGCGTCTGGTAATGTTAAATTAAATCCATTTCCTGTTGGAACCACATCTAAAATATGAGCAACTACTAGATTAGTGTCTTGAAATTGAGTAGGCCAGCTCAAAGTAGTATTTTGACTTAGAGCAATAGATAAATAGCTCACATCGGCTGTTTGAACAGTTGTTCCACCAAAAATATTAGTATAAGTAGTCATAAATCATTCTTCCTCAGCTATCTGATTGGCTTCATATTTTGCAATATGAGGAGCTTCTGCTTTAGCAATTTTGATAAGATTATTTAATAAAGTTGTAGCGTATTTGTCTTTTCCTTGTTGGCGCGCAATGGCATAAGCCCGAGCCTGATTGACAAATTTAGGGTTAACTATAAGACGAGAAAGAAGATAAGGGGTCCCAATTCCTGTAGCAGCACCTATTAATGCGCCTGGTCCAGTTGCTGCCCCAATTCCAGCTCCAAATACAGTCCCTAATATAAGAGAAACCATTTTATCAATTCTCCCAATATCTGCAGAGGCTAAAGCAGTGCCGCTTGTATTTAAAAGCTCAGAGCCAGATTTTGAAAATTCTCTTGCAATATGAGCAATATCAGCTAATTTATTATATTCTGTACTTCCTAAAAGCTCTTTTAATATTTCTTGCCCTTTTTCTCCTTTTTCAAAAAGATTAGCAAAAGCAGCTGTTCGTAATGAGCCTTCTTCAAGACCATGTTGTGCTGTTTTCTCAATAATTTCTTTAACTTTTGCTTTTTTGAGAGCATCAAATATCTCTTTTCCTTTTGGAGATTCTCCTGCTATTTTCTCTAATGTTTTAATGTTTTCAACTGAATTCATTTTATTAAAAGCTTCAATAGGTATTTCACCTGTCATAATGCTCCTAGATAGGTCAGTTCTAAATCTGGAGGCTATGTTATTTCGATAGAATTTATTAGCTTCTTTCCATTTCGAAACAAATTCTTGATTGGAAGATGATTCTATGTCTTTAGTGATATCACGAGTTAATTTCGAAAGATAAGCTTCTACTCCTCTTACTCCTGGGTCATAATCAATAATATTGTAAAGCTCTTTTCTAACACCATTTAACCGCTCTAATGAAATAGGTTGTTGTTGTTTTTTAAAAGCAGATAATACTCCTTCAATAAGTTTAGGATTATCTTCAAGTTCTTTTAAAGACTTTGAAGATGGTAATATTCCCCAAGATTGAGCAATATTTCCAATAACACCAGCGATTCTTTTGGTTGCCGGAGATTGAATATCCCTCATTAATAATTCTTTCATAGAATCAATAGAATTAATGGTGTTTTTAGGTAAAACGACATCTGTAGGATTTAAAGATTTCTGAGCCTCATCATAAATAATGTTAGATTCCTTCATAAGTCTTTTTTCATCTTCTTTTAAAAAATGTCTATATTCTGCTGATGCTTCATTTGGCTTTAAAGTTGAAGTTCCTAAAGTATCGATAGACTCCTTTACTTTATTAATCATAGAGGTATCTGCATCTCGTAAGACTTTTTTATAGGCATCTGACACAAACATAGATTTCAAAAAATTATTCTTCATAAAATTTAAAGGAGTACTACCCATTCCTACATTGAATGGAACTTCTACTCCATGTTTTTTAGCTAAATTAAGAGTTTCTACATTAGGAGTTGCCTTTAAAGATGCGATTTTAGCAGCTCCTTTGATAGGGATTTCAGTAATTGCTTCAACTGGTTTCATAAGAATATCTTTATAACGTCCTTGGGAAGCTAAATTCCCAACATCTTTAGCAATTTTAGAAGCTTTTGTACCTAATTTACTACCTAAATGACCACCAAGCATTATTTTAACGATATCTTCGCCTACTCTTCCTACTGTTCCTTCTTCAGCTAATTCAGGAGTTAAATGAAGAGCTGCAGCAGCACCTCCAGCCGTTGCTACTTCACGGCCTGCTTTTATAGCTAAACCTTTAAGACCTGGCTTAAGGAGCGCTCCTCCAGGAATAGGTAAAGGCGCTCCAAGTTCTCCTGCTGTAGTTAAAATTTTTCCAATAATATCTCCTTCTTTTGGCTCTAACTCTCTTCCAGCTAATTTTTCAACTGCCCTAGGAATAGTTTCTCCATAAGTCGGATGTGCAAATAGTTCTTGAGCTTCTGCTATTCCTCTTTCTTTCTGAACTAACTCTTCTGGTCTTTCTGCCAATAACTTTTTTCCTAATCCTTTAGTTAATTCCATACCTGCTGAAATTCCCCGGGATGCAACATCAGCAAGGCTTCCATATGTTTTTCCAGCTCCTCTCAATGCTTGTAAGCCGCGCTCTGTATAGGTATACTCTTCCGGATTTTCTAATTCATCAACTATAGGCTGCTTACTAGCAGCAATTTTATCCATTTCTTCGAGATAAGATGGAATAAATTCGGGAACAGATGTTTGTCCAGCCTTTCTTTGAGCAATCTCATCCATTTCGTCTAAATAGTGCATTATTTATTTCCTTTATTTCTCAATGCCCATTCTAAAACCTGTTCATCTGTGAACTTTTTAAATTCAGGATATTGACTTCTAACATTCCCAATTAAGGACTGCTCATCCGGAGATTCTTTCGCAGTTTCTTCGGTAGGTAAAAAGTCAATTTGTCTTCCTGACTTAAGACTCAAATGGGCAGTTTCTTTATTTTCATGGGATTTCCTGAGTAATTCTCTAAGTTTATCCTCTACAACATTAATAGGCTGATTAGAGCCTAAATAAACCTTCAATTCATGAAATCTCTTCAGAAGCTGAGCATCTGGAGCACCACCTTTTGAACTCCTTTCCAAAAGAGGTTCAATTTGAGAAATTTTAGAGACTAATCTATTTCTGACAATAGATTCTTTATTTAACCTTTTGACAGATGGACTACTTGGACTAATAGCAGTTCCTAATCTAGCTAAGTAATCTTTTGCAATATTTGGAGCCTCACCCGCAACAGACCCAAGTGGTGAAAATAAATTTCCTTGAGATATTTCTTTTAATTCTTCTACATCTTTATTGATACTCTCTAAATCTCTAGAAACTTCACTCCAAGATTTAAAGTCTTTAGCATACATATTCTTCTGATTTACAGTCTCTATTATGGGATATTCAGAAACATCTAGAGAGCCTGTTGCAGTATCAACAAAGTCTTTAATATTTGACTTCTTAGCCTCTGATTTACCCTTTAAAATATCAATATGGGCTTTTTGATAAGGAGTCATCTCTTCAAGCTGCCTTCTCTTGAAAGCCATAGATTCATTATATCTTCTTTGCATTTCTTGTTCTCTTTGTTGTCGATATAATGCTTCTTCTTGTTGTCTTTGTTGTAGATGCGATGCTTGCTCTTGTTCTCTCCTAAGAGTGTCTTGCCTTTGAAGTGCCGCTGCATTTAGGCGCATAGCTCTTTCTTCTTCATCTTGATAAGTTCTTAAACCTGGCTCAAATGAGGCATTCATTGCTGATAAAGCACCCGAGAATCCAGGCCCATATCCTGGTTTAGAAAGATTTGTAAAAAAGCTGGACATAGCTCTTCCTAAGGCTCTTTTCCTCTGAACTTCATCCATTTCTAGAGATCTCTTTGTGGCTTCCATTCCTGCCATCGCACCAGAATCAATCGGACTAATATTCTGCTGAGGTTGATTCTGTTGCTGCTGTTGTTTTGCCATTGCTATTTCCATTAAAGCTGGATTCATTCTTCATCCTCCTCTGGTATTTCTCCTGCATAAGCAGTAGGATCTAAATGTTGCATAACACGCTGCATTCTTTCTCTTCTATTTGGACCTCTATTCACATATTGAGTTGCAATCGGTGGATTTTCAGCAGCTTGTCTCAATGCTCTAATATAAGGTGGAATAATATTTCTATCCACATTACCTTGTTGTTGAATAATATTAAGAATAGGCGCTGCCGGTCTCATTTCGCGAGATGCTAGTCGCTGCATTTGCGCTCCCGGTACTGGTCTTTGTGCTTCAGCCATAGGATTAGCAGCCAATTCAGGAACAGCATTTCTAGCTCCAGGAGCTCTCTTATATTTTGTCATAAGATATTCTGTCTGAGGAAGTCCAAAATTAACCAATCCCTGATTATATAAATCTTCAATAATAAATGGCGCATCTTCAGCAGTAATGACACCACTTTGTAAAGCTGAATTAAATGCACTGGTAAAATCTAATGGATGTGCGTGCGGAAACTTATGTGCACTTTCTCTATTCCTCTTATTTCTTAATTCAATAACTTGATTAATAAATGGCTGTATTCTACCGCTTCTTGGAGGAATATTTTCTGTTCTTGGAGGCTGAGCTGCTACAATAGCAGGAGCAGGATCCTGAGCCGGAATATGAACAGGTGGAGCAGGAGCCGGGGCTGGAGCTGGATGATGATAAACAGGCTCAGGCTTTGGAGCAGGCTCATAAGTTCCATCTGGATTTCTAACGAAGGGAACCTGTGGTCCAAAATATTGTGCAGGAGGAAGCGCATTAAAATAAATTGGAGAATTAGGAAATAATTTATAACGAAACATTAAAAATTCCTATAACGTCTTCTAATACTTCCACCTCTTTTCCTACCAGTTGATGCTAACCTAGAACTCAATATTTGACCCGCCAAACTACCTAAATTACCAATAACATTTGTTTGTGGAGCTCCGGGTGTTTGTGAAAATGATGTTGTTTGCATAGGCGTAGGCAATCCATGAATAGTAGCTGCATGCTCTGCAAGAAGTTGAGGAGGATGTTGTTGTCGTCTTAAAAAATCTTCATAAGCAACATCTCTAGATGCTTGTTCCTGTTGCTGTTGATATCGACCTTGTTGAGTTAAAGCTTCAATATCTGCTAATTGAGAGCCCTGTCTCTGAGTTCCAAGCCCAGACATTTCTCGAGCTGCTTCTAGAGCTCTTAATTGGTCTGCATTAAATAATTGCCCTGCTTGTTGATATCCTTTGAGTAAAACATCAGCTTGCCTTGCAGATATCTCATTTTGTAAATCTCTTGCCGCTCTTTGTGCTAAATCTCTGTGCCTAGAAGACCCATGTTGACCAAGACCTACAAAAGTAGCTTCTAAGGCTGGCATTATCTGTTCGTTCATGGCACGACCACCTTCTTCTGCAATTCTATTTAGAACTCTTTGCTGAAAAGGAGCACCCGCACCAAGATATGTCTCAACCTGTGAAGGGAAATTTTGAGCAGCACCTCTTGTCAAAGCTTCCGAAGCTTCTATGTTCGGAAGAGAAACTCCTAACCTTCTGCCAAGCGCCTGAGCTTGAAGAATATCTTCTGGGAGAGGTGCTAAACGTTCTAAAGGATACTTCTCATAAGGCCTCTTAGATAAAGCTTCTGATCTAGAAGCTAATTCCTGAACAATTCCTTGAAGCCATGGAGGTAAGGCTGCAAACTCAGTAGCACTTGTTAAAGGCATTATATTCTACCTCCCATTTTCAAATATGACCCAATTGGCCTAGACTTAGGCGGTAAAAACTTATTGACGCCTTTATGGGACCTAAGTTCCTTCCTGAATAAATCAAACTTTTTAGCGCCTGCCTTATTATTTCCATCTCCTAACAAAGAAACAGTAGTTGCATCCATTACATATTCACCAGGTGATAATTTAGCATCAATATTATCGTCTTGACCGCCTGAGCCACCTTCTAAATATCCACCGTCTGCATAATATTCAACTTCTGGATTAAAGCCTTCAAAGAATTCCTCTTCTGGCTCATATCCGGCCTTATAGCCTTTTCTAAGTTCCTTTCTTGTTAATTTAAAAGGTTTTGCCTTTTTATATTGATGCTCAGGACCCCATTTAGGTTTATTAGCCTCAACCATTTCTGCAAAAGAAGGTTCATGTGGTATCCTTTCTCGTCTCATTAGAGCACCAAGACCAGATACTCCTAATAACCCAAGATTTCCATAACCTCCAAATTCTTGTGCTAACTTATCTAAAAATCCAGGTTCCGGATTTTTTTCCTTTTGTTGTTGTTTCAAAAAATCTTCATAAGCAACATCTCTTGATTGTTGTTTCCCAACATTACCAAAAATATTGGGCAAAAACATACCAGTCCCCATACCAACAGCAGCAGGGATAGCCATTTTTAATAATGGCCTTAATCCTTTCTCTAACTTCTTTAAGAACCCAAACTGTGGTAATCCTGTTTCCGGATTAATATCACTTCCATACTCTTCATCTAACTCCATTGCTTCTTCAGGATTAATATGAGCAAGAATCATATCTTCGTCTTGACCATGGCGTCTCAACATTTCAGCTTCTTCATTAAATGGATGAGACGCATCAGTAAAAGGGTAATGTGTAACACGCCCTCCTCTTGCCATAGCAGGAACTTGCTGTTGCATTTCTTCACCAAGTATTGGCTCTCCTGGACCACTACCAGTCATAGGGTTTAATCCAAAATGAGTTCCAATTTTAGGACCAAAAGTTGAACTTAGTCCGCCTCTTTCCCCAAATTGTTTTCCGGCATATTCACCTAATTGACTGCCTACATTTCGTCCAACTTCAGAACCTCTACCACCAAAATAACTACCAATTCTTGAACCCAAAGATGAAGCTGCCCTAGGAATAAGAGAACCAATTCTCGTATCAGCAGCACCAAGACCTCTTTGACCAAGACCACCTATTCCAGCTCTAACATCTCTTTTAATACCTTGACCGAATGTCCCTAGAGTTTGTCTATTAGGACCTCCCGCCTGAGCCATAACATCTAAATGGGGTGTTACTAATCCTCTTAATCCACCTGTGCCTCCATACCAACCACTCAAAGCTTCCCCAGCACTTCTACCGGCACCTTCACCTAATGAGCCTAATGTTCTTGGAACTGATGTCATACCAGTAGGAGCTGCAATTGCACCACCTAATAAAGTTCCAGCCCCTTTTCCAAGCATAGGCAATCCACGTCTAAAACCAGCCTGAATACCTGTATCTAGAGCGCCTAATCCTCGCTGAGCCAATCCTCTACCTATATCATCCCAAAACCCAAACTGTGGCAGTCCTGTATAAGGATTAATATCTCCACCATGTGTTTCTGATAACTCTTCAGCTTCTTCAGGATTAATATGAGCTAAAATCGTATCTCGACCTTCCCCCGACATTTCTAGTAAATCTGCTAAATCTCGAAGGGTTTTTGCATGATGCCCATGAGATACTCTGCCTCCCCCTGCAAATTGAGCTTGAGCCTGATTGTAGTTTGGAAAACCACCTCCAGGTGTTACTTGGGGAGTAGTCATATTAGGAAACAATGGAGGCCAAGTTGAATTTGGTGCTGGACTCATGGGAGCCGGCATTCCGTATTGATTTCTCGTAAACATATTAATACCTCACTCTAAACATAAAACTATTTTATCATCAAATTAATCATAGGTCATTCATGGTAAAGTAAACAGCACTTGCCCATTCCTTCCAATCCTGGTAAATAGCTGTACTGGGAGCATTGTTTTGAATAAAACTTGTCGATTCAATCAAAAAATTTCCCCATTCCTTCCAGTCCTTTTCATCAATTAAAATTGGAATATCATCTTCGGGAAAATCAATAATTAAAGAACCTGCCCACATTCTTAATGTCACATTTTCAGGTAATATCATGATTTGATTTCCCATTTTCCATGCAATATTGTTCCACGTGGCACATCATCATGCTCTGACATCTCCTGTTCTAAAGTACAGTAATGTCTCTCCCAATTCATAAAATCCTCCAACAACATTGCTTTCAAAGCGTAAAGTCATTTCTCTACGTTGCTCGCGTAAGTCAATTTTAGTGGTAGCTGGATCGAAAGGATAAGGAATAGATGATTGGACAAGAGAACGAGCATATTCTCTTCCGTTTATAACAAGACTCATGGCTCCAGCCTGAATAAAATCAGGTTCTAGACGATATAAATCAATCCATATTTCATCGCCAGTCCAACTACCAGTAGGGCCCAATGCGACAAAAGCTAAATCTCCTGTTTCAAAAAAAGAATCTATAGCAGTTAGATTATTGCCAATTCTTTGGTCTACACCAGATTCATGCTGCCATAGAGTATAATTGCCATTAATCAAGGAAGTATCTGCCCAAATGGGATCTGCAAATACCTGTTCAAAATAACCAGAGCCACGAGTAATAGAGGTGTCATACCATGTATTTTCACGTTTGTTATAGATAATGGCATGATTACATTCAACGCTATTTCCTAATGGAAAAAACCACCAGATTTCACCATATTGAGGAACTTTAGTTGCCCATACTTTTTGACGTTGTTGATAATTTAGATTCAAAAAGAAATAGTTTAAATTCATCTGATTTGGAACTTCTTGAACAACACCGTTATAGACTAAAAATCGGTCAATTCCTGCCCAAAAATAAAGACCATCATACTCAATTACTGACCTACTACTAAGTATAGAGCTTTGGTCTGTTACGGTATCAAATTTGAATAAAATATCGGTTGTCCCGACTTGAGTAACTTTAATAAGACTGGTTAATGTCCATAAAAGTCCAGCAGGAGAAGAATTGCCACCTCTTGTTGAACTTCCATAAACAATCTTTTCGGAAGCTATTCTGGCAGTTCCTAAAATAGTTGTTGGATCATTAGCCGCAGACCAACGAACATCCCCTGAATTCCCAAACATAAAAAGATAAGGATGTAAAACAACTATGCCACCTGATACATCCTGCCCTGTAGAAATTAATGGAGTATTCATATCAATAGGGCCATAGTAAACAGGTCTTTCTACGGTGCTGCCAATAAAAGAAGCATTAGGCGCCGCATGGGCAATTAATATGCTTTCATTACTGACTGTTGAAAACATCTCATCAAATTGCCATAGATTATCGGCATCTGGATTAAAACCAGCTGGCGTTATATTATTTAGTCCACTAATTGCATTACCATTTTGATCCATTTGGAAAAAATTTAGAGTATTTTGGTCTCCTATATAAACATCAAAATTAGGGGTGCTAGGAGTGACAAAGACTCCTCTTGGAATATTAGGAAGACCTCCAATAATTTGCTTATAGCCACCTATTTTACGAGCACGTCCTCGATAAAATCTTACCCATTGACCATCAATGTACCATTTACCTAAAAATTGAGTTCCATCTCTTTTAATGCCAGGTTGAGTAACTAATGGAAATAACTGTCCTCGAGGCATTAATCAGCACCTCTATTGGTTGCTCTATCCACAACGCGTTGATCGTCCTGAGAATTAAGACTTGCTAATCCGCGTTCATACATTCGTTCCCAAGTCGGAATAAGGTCTGTATTTTTTAAGAATGGAGTAGCTTCTAATAAACTCGCATATAACAATACATCAGGAGCATTATTAGTAAGAAAATTAGTTTGAACATTAACACTTAATGGTTCTGGAAGCTCTAAATATCCTAATTCAAATGGATAATTCTGGTCTGGAGTAGGAGCCATTAAGAAGTGATCATAACCATAATCACAATAAAATTTAGGAGGACCCAATTGAGTTGCATCTGGCCAATAATTTCTAACAAATTCATAACTTCTTAAGACAATTTGATTGGCTGTATTATTTCCTATTCCATTACCAAAATTAAAGGTAATGTTACGTCTCCACCGTCCAGGTTTTGCCATAACATTAACATTAACCGTAAAAGTTCCAGTAACATATACTTCAAGTCCAATATTTTTAGATTCACGACAAATTCTTTGCTCTGCCTGATAAATAAAATTTGGAACTTCAGCAGTAGTGTCAGCATCAGTTCTATTTAAATAATCTAGTAGTTGATTAACCAGACTATTATAAGTCATTGTCATTTTTTCTTTTTACTCCTAGATTTTCCAGCTAAAGACATTCCGATTGCAATTGCTTGAGGTCTTGGTTTTCCAGCTCTAATTTCAGTCGCAATATTCTCCGAAATTCCTTCTTTCGTTTTCGCTTTTTTACCTTTAACAAGTGGCATAAAATTCTCCTAAGAAGTTGAAGTTGTTACAGCAAAATGTTCATAACTAACGACCCAATTTATGGTTTCAGCAGCTATTCCAGTTACTTGTAATAAAAGATTATTTCCTGATATTAACCAATTAGCAGCAACTGAAAATGTTCCTGAATTAGTCATGGTAATAGTTGGTAAAGTACTAATTGAAGCAGTGGTTGTACCATTATACCAAGCTGCTGCAAATGAACTTCCATAAGCAGCAGAAGCACCCGTAGTTCTAATACAAGTGAGATTTATATTAGCCATAACTGATGTATCAAGACTAGTTGGAACAGGAATAGTTAAAATAGTTGTCGTTGTATTATTAGTAGTCTGAATACTTGATTGACCTTTTATTAAATCTGTTCCCGTATAACCTGAAATAATACCTTTCTGTTGATAAGTTCCAACAATATGAAGAATGTTTGCAGGAGAACCAGTTCCAATTCCAATATTACACCCATTACCTAATACTAAAGCATTACTAATATGTACAATTGCATTAGCACCAATGGCACAAGCATTTGTTAAACTATTAGCGCCCGCATCAGCTGATGACCCTAAAAAAGTACAATTTGTATAATCAGAAAAAATTGCTCCAGCAGAATCTCCAACAGCAGTATTAAAAGATTCTGTCTCCAACTCTAATAAAGCTCCTCCTCCAACAGCAACATTATTACTTGCAACTGTTATACTTCCTAAGGCATCTTGTCCAACAGCAACATTTAAGCCTCCATCTGTTAGATTTAAGAGACAACCAATACCAACACCAACATTTTGGAAAGATAAAGCTGTGGAACTTGCACCAACACCTAATCCAATAAAAAAATTAGAGGTCCCATTATTTGTACCTGTTCCTGTTCCTATATAAAAATTTCCATTTCCGCCTGATGTATCTACAATCGTTGTTGGATGACCTGGTGAATAATAATCTGTTCCTGCTGTGGCAGTTGATAAAGTTCCAATACCTGTAGAGACCGTATTTTTCAATAATCCAGTTGTCAGTGCACCTAAACTTTGTGCATTTGGGAGATTTGCATCGGCTGTTTTCAATATATAATCAGACGTATTTGGCGCAAGAGTAGTCCAACTTTGAATACCTGCGGTCGTAGAAGTTAAAGCCTGTCCATTTGCAGTTGGAAATGCAGTAGGCAAAGTATAAGCAGTGCTAGCTATCAATGTTCCTGCCTGAAATGAAACTGTTTGAGTATTCGAAGAATTAAAAAACTTTAATTTATTACCAGTTTGAATATTAATATTATTATTACTTTGTAATTCTCCAGTACCATTTGGAGCTATAACAATACTTCCATTAGTTAAACTATTTAATATAGTTCCTGCTGATAAAGATAAGTTTCCAATTGCAGCAGAAACTAAGCCTACTAAAGTAGTACTTAAAGCTATTGTTCCTGTTGTAGTAATTGTACCACCCGTTAAATTAGCGCCTGCGGTAATGCTCATTACGGTACCACCCGCTGGTTGTACCCAGACACTACTCATAAATGCTTCTAACTTACCAATATCTGTATTATAACGAATAGTTCCATTTGTCGGAGAAACTGGACGTTGAGCAGTTGTTCCCATTGGCACAACTAAACCGCCTGCGCCTGGAATAGTCGGATTGCTAGAAATAGAAATTGTAGGATTCCCTAAAACACCATCTCCATTCGTTATAGAAATCTGATTAGATGTTCCAGTGATTGTTACAGGAGTGTAAACACCAGGAGCTGTTCTCGCAATAATTCCATTAACCGCTAAAACAGCCAAGCCTTGTAATTCTGCATCTAAAGTAAAGGTTAAAGTACCTGAGCCTGTGATAGGAGAGCCGCTTATAATAAGACCAGCAGAAGTTGTGCTGGCTGAAACAGAACTAACAGTCCCATAATCACTTCCAGCAGAAGCAATACTTAAAGTTCCAGTACCAAATCCATTGTTATTATTTTTTACAATTCCACTTCCTATATTGCCTAAACTTTGAGCATTTTCCAAACCAAATAAAGATTCCTGCACAATAAATGTGCCTTCTCCTAAAATAGTAGTAGCCGCAGAAGCAGCAGCCGCAGCGCCTGTCGCAACAGCAAAAGTAGTAGGTAAACCAGTTGCAGGATTATTGACTTGCGAATCTAATGCAATAACTTCATTTGAAATTATTAAAAAAGTTTCAGCGGTTACATAATCAACATCAGGTTGAGCAATTGCTATAACACTGTCATCAGTAAGAGAAGTTTTCAAAAGTCCATTTGATACATTTAAATCTGATATAGCTTGAGCATTAGACAAACTAGAATTTGGATGTGCTAAAATAAAATTAGCTTCTGCAATACTAATAGCTTGCCATGAACCATTTACATAAGCTTCTAAAGCTAGAATGCTCGTATTATATCGAACCATTCCAATAACTGGAGAGCCAGAACGCTGTCCGGTTGTTCCTACTGGGACTGTGATGCTTGCAGTTCCAGGAATAATAGGATTATTCGCGATAGCTATTGTGGCTGTTGGCGTACCAGATGCAGTTATTTGATTTGTAGTTCCAACGACTGACGTAATACCAGAAGTCCCATTAGAAGCAGAAGTAATTCTACCTTGAGCATCCACTGTAATATTAGAATTTATATAACTACCAGGACTAACCGCAGTATTCGCTAAAGCAATGGTACCTGCTGTTGTGATAGGACCACCTGTTAAACCAGTTCCAGTCATAATGTTAGTAACTGCGGTTTGATTGGAAATTGTCGTAATCTGACCCTGAGCATTAACAGTTAAAGAAGGATAAGTATAAGAACCAGCCGTTACAGCAGTATTTGCTAATGCGATAGTCCCTGTACTCGTAATTGTCCCACCAGTTAAACCAGTTCCAGCAGTAATGCTACTGACCGTCCCACCTTGAGCTGCTGGTGTCCATCCACCATTTTGATAGAAATTAAAAAGATTAGTTGTTGAATTATAAACCATCATTCCATCAACTGGATTTAATGCATTTATTTCAGTAGTCGTTAATCTTGATAAAAGAAGTGCACCAGTAGTTGAACTCAATTCAACCAAAGCAGAAAAGCTAGTAGGAGCTGTATTAACACCATCAGTGAATACTGAATTTCTCAAAAAACTGCCTGTCTGAACAAATAAATTTAATACTTGTTCAGTGCCAACAACAATATTACCTATTCCGCTAGTAGCTGCAGCATCATCAAATGCTAATATTCCAATTCCGCTTAATTGAATAACATTTACTAATGGACCTCTTAATGGAGATGGTCGCGGGACATCAGTAATGCTAACACCACTATCTGCTATTAAAGTTCCACTAGTACCAGAAAATATTACTATATCTCCACTAATAGATTCTCCAGGTCCTATAACATCTCCATTACCAGCACCCGTTCCAAATGCTACCCAAGTATTTCCCTGTCTAAAATTAAAATTAAGGGTATCTGCGTTGTAAATTAACATTCCATCAGTAGTAATTAATGAATCTATTTGGTCTTGATTTAATCTAGGAATTAGAAGACTACCTGTTTCAGATTGAATTTCTAAAGCAACAGAAACTGGTACATTATTAACTTTAGTAATGCTTGGAATAGAATCGACAGGCTGAGATGGATTAACCCCAAAATCTGCAATTAATGTAGTAGTAGGAAATGTGGGAGAAGATAGCTGATTTAGACTCATAAAACACCCTTGTCCAGAAGTTTTTTAATGAGTCCTTGAAGGATAACTAATCCAATCTCAAATAATCTAGGCTTTGAAACGACGGGACATGTTTCATATGTTCCATAAACTAATAATTTTTCAGGCAATGCTCTTTCTGTTTTAACAATCAATAGTTTTCCAATAGAATCGAAAATATCTACCTCTATTTGCTCATCAGTTTCTAACAAAACTTGGAGACGCGTTCCTTCTAATTGAGGGATATTTTCTTCTAATTCTATAGAATAAACGCCTTTTTCACTTCCAAATTTAGAAACTTTCCCAAATTTTAATATATTAGGGACAAATTGCTGTTGAGAATTGCTAACATATCCAGGAAATACTCCTTCTAAGTATTCTGCTATAACGCCATAACAATCAGCATTCCCATCTCTTACCTTGTCTTTATATTGATATTTAAAGAATGGAATCTTTAAAAATGATTCTATAAGCTCATCTTCTATATCAGAAACAGGACAAATAATATCCTTAATCTTTTTAGAACTGGTTGCATCAAATTCAGATGCTAAAAGTCTAAAAGTAGTATAAAGACCATAGTTACCACTTCCACCAGCCGCATATCCAGTGCTAGGAGACGTTCCAGATAATGCATAAAAAGCATAATTATTAGTAAGAGGAACACTTCCAGTTACTTGTATAGGTTTTGTAAATTCTACTACATTAGGGTTAGTAGTATCTGTATAACCTGTAACTTGAGTAGTAGAAGAATCTGGATGGATTACCCATAAATCCCCTCCTGAGCTATAAACAGCAATACCAAGGGAAGGAGTTGAAGGAGTATTTGTCGTATCATGTAAACCAATTGCTGCAACATTACTAATATTACTAATATGTAGATTATAAGATGGATTGCTTATTCCAATTCCAACATTACATCCATTTCCAAGAACTATACAATTGCTTGCAGAAAAAGATGCATTTGCTCCAATAGCAGTAGAATTTGATAAATTATTAGCACTTGAACTGGTTAAGTTACCTATAAATGTACAACTGGTATTATTGGAAAAAGCAGAGCCAGCGCCATTTCCAAAAGCTGTCACTCCATTTGCTGTGTTTGATGCTAATGCATTTGCCCCGACAGCAGTGCAATTTACACCTCCAGTTAATGAATTTAGTGAATTATAACCTAAACTTGCATTGTTAGATGAACTATTATTAGTATTTTGACCTGCACCTATTCCAACAAAAGTATTAAGTCCACCTGCATTTGGAGATGAATTTGTTCCAATAGAAAAATTATTAGCAGAGCCGGCACTATCAGTAATAGTTGTTGGATTTCCCGGAGAATAGTAATCTGTCCCAGCTGCTGCCTTAGAAAGAATACCTGTACTTCCTGTTACTGTATTCTTTAATAAACCAGTCGTTAAAGAGCCTAAACTTTGAGCATCAGGAAGAGAAGCGCTTGCAGTTTGTACAATAAAGGTAGCAGTATTAGGAGTAACGATTGGTATGCTTGTTCCTGAAGAATTTAAGAAAAATAAGTTTCCACTGCTAAGATATAAAACACCATGATTAGCAGCAGGAGTTGTTGGGGTATTATTTGAATTAACAAGTTGTATAGCACATTGATTTGCGATATTCCCTAAATCTAGAGTATATGCTGGAGAATTATTTCCTATTCCTACATAACAACCATTACCAATTGAAATAGCATTGCTGACTCCTACTAAAGAATTAGCACCAATTGCGCCAGAATTGGTTAAGTGGTCGACACTAGCATCTGCATCTGAACCAATAAAAGTACAAGAATCGTAATTTACAAAATTATCTGCAGCGCCCGCCCCAAATGCTGTATTATTATTTCCTAAGGCTTGGAATAATGAAAAAGAGCCAACAGCAGTATTGGCTTGACCACTAATAGTATTTCCTAAAGAATTCCTTCCAATTGCAGTATTATCTATTCCTGAAACCATATTGAGAAGAGCAGAGCTTCCTAATCCTGTATTTGCAAAAGAAAAGGTATTATTATTAAGTGCAACATTAAATCCTACGAGAGTGTCAAAAGTTCCTGCATTATTTCCTGATGCATTTCCAATATAAAAACTATTATTTACAGTATTAACTTCAATAAAAGCAGGGAAACCAGGTGAATAGTAGTCAGTGCCAGCCACAGCAGTACTTACAGTTCCAATACTAGAAGACACATTATTTTTCATTAATCCAGTTGTTAATGCACCAATACTTTGAGAATCTGGTAATGCTGAGTTAGCAGATTTTAAGATATAAGTGGCATTATTAGGCGTTGCAATAGGAATACTAATACTAGAAGAATTCATGAAAAATAAATTTCCACCGCTTAAGTATAGATTTCCATGATTAGCGCCTGGTGAATTTGGAGTAGAAGTAGAATTTACAAACCTAATAGCTGCTTGATTATTGACATTGGCTATATCTAGAGGGAAAGTAGGATTAGAAAGACCAATCCCAACATTACAAGAATTTCCTAAAACAACTGAATTTCCTATAGAAACAACTGAATTTGCCCCAATAGCGGTTGCATTTGAGAAAGTTCCCGCTGATTGGTCTACGTCTGACATAAATCCAAGAAAACTACAGGCAGTATGGCTTATAGTATGATATCCAGATTGAGAGCCAATCGCAGTATTTTGATTACCCATGTTACCATTTAAAGAATTTGCTCCAATAGCAGTACAATCATTTCCAGTTGTTAAAGTGGGTAATGCAATAATTCCTATTGCTGTATTATTAGTGCCTGATGTTAATCCAGAAAGCACAGAAAAACCAATTCCCACATTTGAAGTAGAAGAACTATTAGAGCTCTGAGCAACATTTAAGCCTATAAAAGTATTAAAAAGTCCCGTATTATTAGGAGTTGGAGAGCCTATTCCAAAATTAGAATTTCCTCCAAAAGTATCTAAAATATGGGTCGGAAATCCAGGCGCATAATAATCTGTTCCAGCTATAGAAGTACTTAACGTACCTGTACTTCCTGATAGATTATTTTTAAGCAATCCTGTTGGCAAAGTTCCTAAGCTTTGAGCACTAGGTAAATTTGCGTCAGCAGTATTTAAAATATAAGTTGAAGTTGTTGGAGAGCCACCACCCGTTCCAGCAGTCCAAGCTCCATTTACATAAGCATTAACCTGATGAGTAGTAGTATTATAAATAAACATACCATTAACGGCATCTAATGCATCTCTTTCTACAGTAGTCATCCTAGATAATAAAAGGGCACCAGTCGTAGAGCTCAATTCCACCAGAGCAGAAAAACTCGTTGGCGCAGTATCTACTCCATCCGTAAAAACAGCATTTCTTAAAAAAGTAGTAGGTTGTACAAAAAGATTCAATATCTGCTCAGTGCCGACAACTATATTTCCTACACCGCTAGTAGCTAATTCATCATCAAAAGCCAATACACCAATATTACTTAATTGAAGAACATCTACTTGTGGGGCTAATGGCCTAGGGGTAGAAAAAAAAGAATTGAAACGATTTAAAGGTTGAGGTGGAACTACCGCATCAATATGGACACCACTATCTGAAATACTATTTCCTGTATTAGAATCAAAAATAGCGATATTTCCAGACACAGAAGCATTTGGTCCAATTACATCTCCAAACCCAGAGCTGGTCCATGCATTTCCAAAAGAAAACTCTAAAATATGGGAATCTGTATTAAATCTAAGAGTTCCATCTGTTGCAGGATTAGGTCTTTGAGCAGTTGTACCGCTTGGCAAAACAACTCCACCAACTCCTGGTAATATAGGATTAGGTTTACAAATATTGTTAATATCAGTTACAACCGAAATTAATGATATTCCATCTAACTGAAAAGTATTAGGACCACTCCTACTAAAATTAATTGCCGTAGTTGCAATCTGTACAGTACTATTATTCCCCAATCCATCTTGTAAATTTGTTAAAACTGTCGTTAATCCTTGACCATTATTAGTAGTAGTCAATAAATCTCCGTAAGAAGATGCTGGAACTAAATTTGTTAATTGAGACATTTATGCTCCCCAATAATAATTTTGTAGGGCTTGTAATCTTTGGTCTTCTGGTAATGCCGGAATACCGTCAAAACTTCCATACCAATCAATCCAAGCATCAATAGTCAACGTACTCCAAGTAGGACTACCAATTGTTGACCAAGTAACAGTAGATTCAAAAGGCAATCTAGGATACATAACGGGAACTGGGTCTGGAGGTAAAATAGGTGGCCTTAATTGCTCATTAGGCTCATCAACATAAGGACGACCCACTAAAAATCCTGTCCATATGAGAGCATTTCCACGCCATTCCATTTGTCTAACCAAATCTTTTCTATTAAAAACAAAACCCGTATAGTCACAAATTCCCAATGCTTGTGGTGCTGATTGGCTAATACGAACATGCTTACCTTTTGGTCTATAAGTCATACTTGGGTCCACCCTTGCATATAATCACCATAAATACGTAATGGCACACGTTCCCTATCTTCAGCAGCAGCAAGATTGAATTCTTTTTCTGCTAGCTTTTCTAAAATCTCAATTCTAGGAATTTCAAGTTGTTCTTTAACCCCTAGCCGATGTGCTAAATTGGAACAAAGTGCTTCTAAAAATCGAGCAGGGACTTGAGCATTATTAAGCATCGTCCCAATATCTTGCATTTGCTGGATATAGCTAAAATATAAATTGTTATATTGAGTATTAGGAGTTGGATATAAATAAAGTACTGGATTTATCTGCCTATCTACATAAAAACTACTAGGACGACTAGTAATACTCTTATTAGGAAATGCAATATACTCTGATCTTGAAACACGAGTAATGACAGTATCATTTAAGGCCGTATTGAAATAAAGTTCTTGAATATTCAAAGTAGCGCCACCAGTTTCTCTAACTCTAAATAAACTACCAAGAGTAGGAACAGGTACTATAAACCATTCAATTATTCCTAATGGATAATTCTGAGCAGGAATTGTGACTGCCGTTATCCAATTAACATTATCATTTGAATATTCTCCAATCAATGTATAAGTCGTATCTACATTTGATTGGATTCCGACCATTGCTATGGCATATTGAGCTGTATTCCAATTATAGCTTATATATCCATTAGAAGCAGTTTGTGTACAAGCAGTTGCAGGATTATTATCAAAAGCATTTGAAGCCACACCTCCTGCACTTGAAAAAGGCATTCCCCCTAAATTTCGAACAGAAGTCCTGACAGTTGCTTCTAATAAATCAGTAGCAAATGGTGGAAGATTATAACTAGTTTGATTGTTATAAAGAGCAATCATTCCTTGCTTAACAGTCCAGAGATTTAAACCTCTATTAATCCAAGATTGCAATATAAAGTTAAGGGAGCGTTGCGCTGTTTGTATGTGCTGATAAGTAAGTAAATCAGGCTTTATACTAACGCGCTCATATGCATCAGTTATTATCTGTTCGCTCTGAGGAGAGCTAAATAAGTAAGTACCTGAAGTAGACATTTATTTAACATCCTTACCTCGGACCATGATGCCTAGGAAGCTTTTTAAAGGTTTCAGCTAAAATAGCTCTCTTCCTTAAAGTAGGATTTTTAGAATGAGAAGCCTTTTTTAACTTAGACTCTGGAATTTTATGTCCTTTTGGAACATGCAAAGATTTGAGCAAAGCGCCTGGATGTTTTATAGCTTCCTGGATAAACATTTTTTTAGACCTACCCATTACAATATTCCTTGCTCAATAAAGGTTGACACTAACGAACCTGTAGTAGCGGCAGTAATTTGAATAGCCGAATAAGCAGTAGCGTTTAGATAATTTCCTAATTGGTTTGTCGTAGCAGCTGTCATTGCCGCGATAGGTGAGAAAGTTGTAGGAGCTGCAATTTTCTGAACATCATCTAATGTTGTAATAAATGAATAAGTGATTGTTCCTGTGACTACTACCTGAATAGACATATTTACAACTGTCGATTGAAAATTACTATTCTTCCAATGAGTTTGACCCGTAGTTCCACTTCCAATAGAAACTGCGGCCGCTGCTGCATCTGTAGTAATACTAGTAACCGTATCGAATAATGCAGTTGTTAAAACAGTCGCATTATTTGGACCAATACGAGTTTCAGTCTGAGGCGCATTTCTATAAGTTCCAGTAATCGTAAAATGAACTGCTGATAGGTCATTAGTAGAAGTTATAGAAATTGTCCTAGATATTCCAGAGAATTGAACAAAGTTTGGAGCAGAAATCCCATTAATTGGGATTGCTAATCCACCATTAATAGATAAAGAGCCTGCTCCAACTAATGTTTGAAGGGCAGCTACACCTGTCGCACTTGCAGCAGGCCATGTAAATACTACTCTCCTCGCCATTATTATCCTTGAGGTTTTTCATTAATTAAACGAACAGATTCAGCATAAGCCTGAATTGCACCATTAATAGTATCGATATTTTTTTGAGAGATTATTCGGTCGTTCCTAAGCTTTTTAATCGCATTATCAAGCTCATTTAAATAAGTAACGCCTTTTTGCAATTCTTCTTTTAAACGTGTTAAGTGGTCTTCAATCTTATTAACGGCTTCAGCCATATCATACTCCTATTAGGTTAAAGTAATCGTTTGATACCAGACAGTAACAACCACTGTTCCATCACCGGCAGTAAAATTTCCGACAGTATTAGTAACTTTTAATGGAGTATTTGCCAGTGCTGTATTTGCAGCGCCAGTACTACTTGCAGCAGCACCCATTGCAGTCGTATTAACCGCTTGGTCTACTAAGCCAATGGCACTTGTGGTAGTTGATACAACAGTTGGCCCAGTACCAATTATTAATTCAAATGCTTGAGCACCTGAATTTACATAAGGAGTCGTACCAAATTTATATTCGTAGACAACTCTAAGCGGAACAATAACAACATTCGCACCTAATGCCGCTAAAACAGTAACTGGAGTTGCATTTAAAGCTAACAATTGCGGGGAAGATAAAGTAACACTTGCTTGAAATACAAGAGGAACTATAGGAAGAGAATAAACTACCCATGCGGCACCTTGTCTAAAGTTAAAGGCAGCGGTAGTTGTATTGAAAACCAACATTCCATCTACAACAGTCGTTAAGGCATTAATCTGAGTTTGAGTCATTCTCGGAAAAAGCACAGAGCCTAATGTCGACTGAACTTCCAATGCAGCATTAACAGTAACTCCATTGACCTGAGTCATTGTCGAAATAGTATCGTTAGAGCCACCTGTCGTTTTAACTGTATCCGCAATTAAAAATGCTGAAGTAGACCCTGATGGTGAAATTAAATTAATACCACTCATTTAAAAACTCCTAATATAAAAAACCTAAGTGTTTAAGTCTTAGGTTCCAGCACTACCGTAAATAGCTCTAAAATTACTGACCCCAAAACTATAGCGCTCTACTGCTTTTGCAAGTAAGTTATCTGACGTAAAATCAGTGTAGACATCAGTTTCAATTGATTCCCGAACATAATGTTTGAAACCATCTGGTGCGTCCGTTAAAAGGAACCAGCTATTTGCAGTAGTTAAAAAGTGATTCGTTCTATAACCACTAGGAACAGCGGTAATGTTATAAATTGCACTGATATCGTTGTTGTTAGTATTAGTTCTGAAAGCAGACGCTAACAACCTTTCAGCAACAAATTGTCCTTGAGGAGGAACAATCAACTTCTCAGGCTTCGTCATTACAATAAGACCTGCTTGGTCTCTGAACTGCTGAATTGCAATGATGGCAGCTTCAAGAGAGCCTTCATTCAAATCAGCAGCAACAGTTGGTGTATTAGCGACAGTTCCGACATCAATTGGATGTGCAGTACTTAATAATGGTTGTCCATCTCCAATTGGAAATGCAGCATTAAATCCATTATTAAGAACCGATGCACCAAGAATTTCTTTTGTTTGAGCCATCGATTTCTTTAACGCTTTTACCATTAATGGGAATTTAGTTTTGTATAAATTATCCATTATTGCTTGACGCGTTATGGAAAACGAAAGAGCAACATAACGATGTTGATATTGAGTGATAACTCTTTGTCCCATCGTATCTTGAGCAGTAGGTGAACCTTCCGGTCTAATTTGAGCAAGACCTAACATCTTCATTTCAACTTCTATTTCAACTGCTTTGTCAGATTCGTATACCCCATATATATCAGACCATTGAGAAGGGTAGCTCGGATAATCACCAAAAACTGCAGCTATTCCCGGTCTTAAAAGATTAGCTATTGCGACGGTATTAATTGCCATTTTTTTCTCCTATTAAATTCCAACCGTACCAGTGCCACCTTTGTAGATGTCATTGTTGATAAGGACTAATGCGTTATTGAATGCACCTACTATTGGAGGACCAGCGCTAAAAAATACGTTAGTCGGATTAGGAGTAAGGCGAATTATTTTCAAACTGAATGCAGCCTGCCCAGTTTGAATAGTTGTAGAATCTAAATAAAAAGCTGATTGTCCAGTAAGTGTTGAACCACCTGTTGGGTTAGTTAAAGGTGTTACTCCATTAACTGGGTTATAAGTAGTACCAGCACCAAGGGCAAAATTAGCGTTATTATTTAATTGAGTTAATGTTAATCCTGGAGCATCAACAAGAGCGCCAGCGCTTGAAGCAATCTGTATGTCAAAAAGAACATTTGGATCATCAATGACATAAGCAATTGCAGGCTGTGCTTGAAAAGTTACAGTTCCTGTAGTCCAAAAAGGAGAATAAACATAATTCCCTGTAGAATCCTGATAAGTAACGCCCCAAAAAACTCCGATAATGCCTGAGCCTGCTACTCCAATGCCAATACCACCGGTATTAAGCATCGTAACCGGGTCTCCTTGGAAAAGAGAATTAGCATAACCAGAAAGGACGTAATATTGACCTGTTTGACCCGACCAAGTTGAGCCATTTAAATATTGAGATGGCTGTAAACCCTTAGGGGTATTTTGATTAAAACCGTACATAAACTACTCCGCTAATCAATTCAACTGTGACAGGGAAAAAATCCCGACCGTTTTAAGACTCTGGTCCGTCTTGATTTAGCGTGTTTACACACGGTGGATAGTTGACTATCTGACCTATTTAATGAGTTTGGTCCTCTCTTTCATGACCAACAATATAACAGATAATTCGTTATGTCAATAGTATTTATATTTAAGCATTAGACTAAATTTAGAATTGACAATTTATCATATTGTCTTCTATAATTAATCTATTATTCACTTTTTATGAGGACATTATGCTCAATCAAGCTCTTATAAACACTTTAAATGAGCTAGTACTAACCAAAACAGAAGTAGCAAAGCTTTTATCAGTTGATATACGTACAGTTATGAGATGGGTTGATAATTCTGCGAAGATGACAGGGCCTGCCGAACAAACACTTCAGGCGTGGTTACGTTTACACCGAATTGGAATGCCATGGCGTCCAGATGGGATAGATAGCGTATTAAGTGATTTTGATGAGATTGCTGAGAAAATCAAAATTTATCGGCATAACGCTATGCAGCTTAATACCATTTTGAAGAAAGTAAAAGAGCGAGGCGGACCATCAGCTCCTTGGAAAGTGGATTTAAAGAAAAATGTTGCAATATTAGGTCCCATAAAAATTTGGTTTTGTCGATTGCACAATGGTCTTTTTTCTCCATCTACCTATAGCAGGTCTGATTGCCCTCCTGATTTGATGAGAGATAAAACATTAATTGAAGATGCCTTTGTTTGCATAGCATTTGCTATTGATAATCAGGATAAAGAGAAAATAGCAGAGCAATAAAAGGGAAGGGAGAAGCAAACTGCTATCTCCCTCTATGTTGATAAGGACTAATTATTAATATCCAAAAGAAGCAGGAGGCTCTGGTCCCCAGTTAACTTCATTTACATACGATTTCAATGGAATGGCTCCAGGCGCTTCTCCTAAAACATTATGTAGGCCAGGCATAGAGCTTTCTCTAACCTTATTATATTCAGACTGCTTTTTTCTTTCTGCGTCACCAATTTCTTTAGGACGCTCCATACAAACTAATCCTTTATGAGAAATAACTTTTTGGATAGTCCCATCATAATCAGCAAAACATCTATCAGGATGTCTTTCAGGAGGTACAATTGTCCAACCTCTTTGTTGTGCTTCTACCATACGACTCCTATCAGGCACATCGTAAATAGTCGACCTAAACCAATGATATTCCCATCCATAAGGAATTTCATTTTCATCAAAATTTAAGGGGTCTCTATACATCATATTATATTTAGGTCTGAGTTCAGCTAATCGTTCCTCCAAACGTCTTATCTCAGCACTTCTATCTTCAATTTCTCTATTTTCTCTTTTTGTTGACATATTAATATCCTCTCCTCTTACCTGGATTATTTCTCATATCTTCTATCTTCTTTTGAAGAAAAACTTGGTCTGTAACTCCCATTCTTCGTGCCATATCCTTTTCATCAGGATTAAGGGTAACTTTAACTGTTTGTCCTGACATTCCATTTGACTGATGAACACCACTTCTAACCGTTCCAACCATCGTTCTAGATTGCTTCATATTTAAACCTCTTTTTGGAGCTTGATTATTCATGTATCTTTGTTGATAAAAATTCCTAAGATGTGCGTTAATCTCATTAAAATATTCTTCTGAATTTTGAATAAGATGTTGCTGTCCTGTCCTATAATAATGAGCGTCCAATCTATCAGCAAAACTCTCTGCTTCTGCTGCCAAATCAGGATGATAATCTTCACTGTCTGGATGAAACCAGGAAGCATTTTCTTCTACCCATTGATGAGCAATAGGACTAGGACCAGATGGTTGATATTGGACGGATTCCATTGCTCTTCTTTGCTGTTCCATTTTCATAGCCTGGCTTGCTTTCCAGCTATTCTGTCCATACATTTCTGCTGCTGCTGAGGCTAATTTTTCATCTGCATCTATTTGTGCTTGTACATCCCCAGATTCGATAGCTTGAGCCTTTAATTGTTTTATTTGGTCCATTCTAAGCTTAATACCATTTTCGTAATGCTTTTCAGCAGCTTCGCTAGAATAGTCTGCAATTTGTTTTAGACGTTCATTTTCCTCTAATAAACGTTGTGCTTCATCCCTTAATCTATTTGCTTCATCTAAAGCTTGATATTTCTCGCGCTGAATTTGATTAATCCTGGTCTTTGCAGGTATTCTATGTTTAGGTTTTGGCTTATCTTTAACTTCTTCAGATTCTTCCGAAAAAGGCTCTTCAGCAGAAATCTCATTTATTGGGACTTCTTGTGAAACTTCTTCAGAAGAATCATTATTAGGTTCAATTTCTTGGTTATCCCCTACAACATGGTCATAATTATCTTCTGAAAATTCTCTAATAGATTCCATAATTTCTCCTCATCAATCTCTTGTGATATAACTTGGGTCTTCTACAACGCATAAAACTCTATCATCTGGGATAAATTGCATTGGAATTCCACGATAATTTAATTGGGTACCCTCATTCCTTGGAATAGCTATCCAATCTCCGATTTTGCACCAGGGACCACTATTTTTAAATCTTTTACCTTTGTAACATTCGCTTCCTTGAGAAACTACTAATGCTGTACAATTTCTATACTTATCATTAGCCGTTACCGATTCTGGAAGATAAATAGATTTTGTTTTTCCTGTTACTTCATCAACGACAGTTGCTATTTCTTCAGGACGTAAATATATTTTTACAGCCATATAATAACCAGTTGCTCTAGGCGCCGGAAATCCTAGATGTTTTTCTATGAGTTCTTTGGCTTCCTGTTCTTCATTATCATCTATAAAACTATACATAGATTTATTAACTTTATCTTTATAAAAAGATAATTTATCAACGATAGATTTAAAATTAGTCACTAAAATTTTCTCCTTCTTTACCAGATGATTTATTAGGTTCGAATATATTTTTGTAAAGGTTTACTGTTAAAATTTCAGATTCCTTTAATCCTTTCAGTATTCCTGATACAAATTTATATTCTTCAAAAGTAAGAAAAGCGCCAGAACACAACCGTTCAGAATAAATCTTCTGACGCTCTCTTATTTGTGTTAATAAAGTTTCACAATAGTTTAGAAGCAATATTATCTGCCCTCGCTATATCTTCCTTTATTAACCTTTTTGCTTATCGGCATTCCACGTTTAGTAGCAGCCTCATGACGAACTTTACCGACTCCGCCAATTGCCATTTTCTTTACCTTTCCGCCTTTCTTCATGTATTCTCCATGAGAAGCATCAACACCAGCGGCATGTCTGCTACTTTTGGTTGGCATATGTTCTGCACGTTCGCCTTTCATATCAGATTCATAATTAATATGAGGACGTTTATGTGAGGTTTTCTCGCCTAACATTTCTCTCTCATAAATAGTTCCGCCAGAAGCGCAATGTTTTTTCATATGAGATTTATGGTGAATTTTACCACCACGTTTCATATGCTCTACTTCTGCAAAATTTTCTACATTAAGTTTTGGGGTTTTTGGGCGACGTGGGATTACCATATCATGCTGAGTTTCTTCCATTTTATGGTGTTTTACATGACCGCCTTTTTTATAAAGCCTCATATTCGTTCTACCTTTTGAGGACATGCTTTGAGGAGATTTAACCTCATCGTATCCTTTCATTTCATCTCTAAACATTCTTTCTGCTTTGTTTCTCATTGAATCTTCGCCTTCATATCCGGCTTGAAACTTAGTAGGGGCTATATCACGCATTTTAGGTTCTCCGATTTAAATGTGATCAAGGTTTTTCATCTCTGCAATAGCTAGTTCAACTTGATTTTTTTCACTAGCTATTTCTTTCTCAGATTCTATTTTGGCTTTATTGCCTTCGAAATTAGTTTGAGCCTTAAAGGCTTCAGTTTCTGCTCTTAATTTAGATTCTTCATTCTTAAGATATGCAGATTCTCTACGTTGCTCTACTTCTTCTAATGCAACTTTCATAGGGTCAATTTGTTGAGAATTAATAATTTCCTGTTGCTGTCTTTGCATTTCCATTGCTTGAAGAGCTTCTTGAGAATCCTTCATAGCAAGCATATTTTGAATTTCTGGTGTCATTAATATATCTTCTGGCTTTAATTGAGAAATATCCATAGATTGGACTTGCTGCATTAATTCAGGAATTTGTTTCAATATTTTATAAGCTTCATGAGCTTGAATATGAAGCATCATCTGAGCCACTAATTGTGGATTAGATGTCTGAGGATTCATCTGTATTTCTTGAACAAACTTACGATGAACCACGTTATGAGCATCATCATCTTGAAATAGAGCAACTGATAAGGGTTTCCCCAGTAAGAGATTCATATTTTCTGTAATAGGGTCAAAAGGAACTGGCTGAGGTAAAGGTGGCAATAATTTATCAATATTTTCAACATTCATCGCAGAATACATACGATGATAGGCTTCTCTTCTATCATGAATATCAGGCGCACTTTCAGCAAGTTTTAACAATGCTTCTGATTTTAAAAGTCTATGAGTACTTGTTAAAACATTTGGGTCAGAAACTGGAACAATATTTACTTTATCGTTAAAGTCTTGGCGCATAATAGCAGTTTCAGCGCCAGGAACTACAAAAGGATAAGGCTCATCTGGCAAATATTCTGCAAACAGGTTGAATAAAAGTTTTAATTCAAGTCCTAAAGAGACATGTAAAGAGCGTAAAATTGAAGATTGCATTTTATGAGCAACTTCTAAGAGTGCTAATGTCGTACCAACAGGAGCATTGGTAGAATTTTCAGGAAGTTCTTGCAGAATAGTTCCAGCAATCATTCCTGTTTGCTCTATTAATTCCTTCCTTAATTCATTTAAAACAATGGATGGTTCTTGATAAGGCATGAGCATCACACATTCTGAAATTGCTCGTCCTCCTGTTTCTACTTCATGAAATTCAGCAGGTCCTACTGCTTTGTCATTATTTTCAATTCTAAGACCTTTTTCTTTTAGACCGCCTGGGAAGTTCCGTAGAGTTCCAGCATCTACTAGTTGTCTTAAAAGACTTGTTAAAACGATGCTATTTGAACCAATTAATTGAGCTAATCCAGAGCCATATATTCCAAAACCGGGTAAATAATAATAATGAACGAAGTAATCTTTCTTTTTATAAGTATTATCGCCTTCTTTCCAATTTCTGCGAATAGAGACTATTTTCTTAGTAGCTTCGCAGATAGTTACTATATAAGGGCGCGGTAAGTCATACTCATCTTCTTCGTCATTTGGCTCTATGTCATTAGCGCTCAAATCAACATGGGATTCATAAAAAGTAAAAAGGGATTTATTTTCAGAAGCGCTTGTATCTACGCCTTCCATATTTTTAATAGTTTTTTGGATATTAGATTCTTCATTGTCATTATCGTCATTAGTCACTGGGAGGGCAGCATTAATATAATTTCCTGACATTTCTCGCAAAATTACTTCTTTTCTTGATAGGAACATTCTATGAGTCATTCGATTAGAAGAAAGAATGCTAGTTGTATGATGATTAATAATAAAATCTTGTGGGTCTATAGTTTTAGCGACTGGTAATTTTGATACTGGGTCTTGATAGACTTTTCTGAAAGCGCATCCAAAAAGTATTACATATAATAATAATCTGTCTGAGTCTGGATAATAATCTCTATCTACTTGGGTCAGATAATAGTTCATGAACATCTTGACCCGCTCACCTCTATCCTCGTCTTCAGTAGTCGGAACTCCATTAATTTCTGAACGAACAGGTCCCATAGCGGGAAAAAGCTCCGCTCTAAAGGTGCACCAGGATTTCAAAAGAGAAGCAGAAAGAGTTGTATCGAAAGCAGCACAGGCTTGGGAAAATGGAACACTTTTAAATTCTTCTACCTTAAATCCTGTATATTTAAGCGCAATAACAATGGTATTTTCCCATTCTTGACGAGAATCTTTATCTTCATTGATTTCTTCAATAAGACGGATAGCAAGGCTATTTAAAGTGCCTTCATCTAGTTCTTCAGCTAGATTGGCATAAAAATCTAATTCAGAAGGTTTTGGCTCTTCTTGTCCTTCTAATATATCTT